ACATGGGTCGTAGTAGTTCCACAGGATTCCTTCATTTCTACGGCAATCAAGCAAACTTCGGCGGTTATGTTTTTGATAGCGTTGACGGTGAACGGGCAAGAATTACCGCACAAGGTATTGGTTTGGGTCAAACCACATTCGGCACATCAGCCACAAAGACCCTTGCCGTCAGCACGGGCGTAGCACCCACCACATCCCCGGCAGATGCCTTTCAAATGTATTCAGCCGACATCACAGCAGGGAATGCAGCGGCACATTTTAGAACGGAAGGCGGTGCGGTGATTAAACTGTATCAAGAAACGACAGGAGTGGCAGCAGCAACTCTGACGGGTGGCGGTGGAACGGCATTGACCGATACGGATACATTCGATGGATATACTTTGAAACAAATAGTTAAGGCCCTTAGGAATCAAGGATTATTATCATAAAACAATAAACAATGGAAATCGTAGCAAAACAAGTATGGAAAGATGGAGCTGAAAAAACAGCTACCCAGTTCTTTATTCACACCGAATTTGACGACATGTCTACCCGTGCCAAGTTTGCCTACCGCCTTCTGGCAGAGGACGGAGAGCATCTGATAAATGGCTACATAGAGGTGAATGGAGAAGACTATCAGGAATGGAGCGGATCCAATGCTGATGCCTATGCATGGGCACTCGGCCAGCTCAATTTGGTGGCGGCAGAATAAGGTAAATCATAGATAATTAGTATCTTTGTCAAAACAAAAAACTATGTTAGATTTCAATCAACCACTTAAGGGATTGGATGGCACGACCATCAAGGACGGAGAAAAGGACTTTACGCTCGGCAGGCTTCTTTCTGCCCAACTGGCAGGAGCAAATAAGGGTGATGCCCTGAAGCTCTTCAACTGGGCCCAGAAGCTTTATAACGGCGAACCTCTGGATCTCGATCAGTCTGACACGGAAACATTGAAGCAGTTCGTAAAAGACAATGAAAGCCTCACCGTACTCGGCAAGGCCCAGATTCTCTCAGTTTTTAAATAAGTAAAAATGAAAGAAGGACTGATTAACATGCTGGTATTCCTTGCCTCAACGGTGGGGAATATTGCTCTCTGGAAGACAGAGTTTGCCGAGAAGCATACCAACGTTATGTTCCTGACCGCACCGGTTCTGGCGTTCATCTTCGCTTTGGTAACACAGGGTGGAAAGATCGGACGTGGTTTTAAATACCAAGATGATCAGGGGAAAACGGTCTACAACGGTTTCTGGGGTGTTTTCATTGTGTTTTTTGTACTGATCACAATCTTCAACTTCATACTTAAATCTGAGATTTGAGGTTTCTGTTGATCATATTATTCCCGGCACTGTCGTTCGGTCAGGTGTACAACCCTGTGCCTGACATGGTATTCCGTGGAAAACTTAGTGCCGGTAGGTCCGTGTCTACGGATGCATCGGCCTATTTCAGTGTGGGTCCTGTAACGGGATCCACCATGGGCATCATGATGCCTAGGGTTTCCGACACCACTTCGGTGGTATCTGGCCGGAGGAATGGACTCCTGATATATTCAATCCAGAAGAACCAGTTCCTTTACTGGGACAGTTCGGGGATAAAATGGAAGAGCATCGCCTCTGAGTCTGACACTCTGATATTCTCCACAAAAGCTTGGAGGCAGAAGGGTGCTGATTCAATAGGCCTGATAGCCTCAACAAAGCTGCCCATTGCAGACACGGTGTCAATGCTTTCAAAGTATCTTAGGAAGTCAGATACCGCCACCTTGAGCAACAGGATCAACCTGAAGCTAAACACCGCTGACACCGGCACCGTACTAAGCCCATACATAAGGGATGGGTTTACTGGGGTCGTAAAGAGCGGTCAGCTGCTTCGAGCGGACACGGTGCTCTTGAGTACCAGACTGAACGCAAAGAGGGTGGTTGACTCGCTGGGAGCCATCCGTGCCCTTTATGGTTCATTCTCAGACACTACCGATCAGGATCTGGCAACTGCCGATACAGAGCAGGCTGTCCTGCTTGGTGTGACAGAGGATACACTTGGGGTATACATCAGCAATGGATCTAGGATTAATGTAAGAAAGTCGGGTACATACACCATCACATTCTCGGCACAGTTCATAAAGACTGACTCAGGTACTGACGATGTAACGATGTGGTTAAAAAAGAATGGATCTAATGTGGCTAGAAGCTCTAGCTCTCTTCAGCTGCAGGGGAACAACTCCAAACAGTTGATGACGGTAAACTATGTATTAAGTCTGAATGCCAATGACTATCTGGAACTGTTCTTCAGTAGTGCGGATAGTGACATACAGCTTGAGTATATACCGGCTGCTACAAGCCCAACCAGACCTTCGTCACCATCAATTATATTAACCATAAATCAAGTAAAATGAAAGAGTTCATCGCTAGGCTTACAATCCCCGCCCCTAGTTTCTTTGTTAAGATCCAGAAGATCGGAGCATTCCTTACTGGTCTGTCCGTAATCCTCATGGGTCTCCAGTCTCAGTTCCCTGCAGTTGGTATCCCTGACGTTGTGTCTAAGGTCGCCGGCTATCTTGCTGTTGCAGGAGCCGTTGCAGCAGGTATTGCAAAGCTTACCGTGTCTGACTATTCAGAGCTTGACAAAAAGATCAGTGAATAGGCTAATATTCATATTACTGCTAGTCTCATGCTCCGGGGTAAAACACTACCGGAAGGTTGCTACCGACACCAAGGTCACCGTTGAAAAGAAGGCCATCATAGCTCCGTTCGTTTCCACCTACTTCCCCGTAAGGGAGAGGGTGAAGAGTGATACGGTCATAAAGGTTGACACCGTATATGACGAGTCGACCGCCAACTTCTTCTCTGACATCATAGACTCTCTGGTAAAGTCGCCGGCAAAGAAGGACTATGCTCTGATCAAAAAGTACGAGGAATTAAAGAAGGCTTGTGCCTACCGTCCCGAGACCACAATCTACATAAGGGACACCATCTATGCCATAGATGAGGCAGAGAGGTTTGCCATGGATCAGTACGTTAAGTCTGTCGAACAGGAGAACGCTATCCTAAAGAAGGATAAGAATGTTGCCGAAGACAGGATGAACGATGCCATCCGGGCAAAGAGATCTTTGTCAATATATCTATGGGTTGCTGGAATTGTAATTGGCGCACTATGCTATCTGTTCTTCCGCTTTAAATAATGTGATCTTAAAGTGATAAATTTGTAATGATGTCTGAGGCAGCAAAAAATGAGATAAAAGCTTGGATCACTCCGGGACTCATCACTTGCTTTTGGGTTATATCTTGGTCAACGGTGAACGAGATAAAGGGCGACCTGAAGAAACTTCTTGAGGCAAAAGCTCAGACTGAGATCCTGATTCCAAACATGGAAAGAAGGATAGACAATGTCGAAAAAAGGGTTGACGTAGTAGAAGAAAGGATAAACAAAAGCAATGGCACTATTCAAGGTTTTCGCCAGTAAGGATGGTAAGCATGCATGGCAGGCAAAGGGTGTGAATCCTAAGACCGGCCGTGAGATTACTTTAAAGGGTGGTGAGGCCAAGCACCGTGGCAAGTGGGGTACTCAGGGGGGTAAGACTCCCGGTCAGGTAAAGAGTTACTTCGCCAGACACGCAAAGAACGATAGTCCTAAGGGATACATTAACGACAAGAACTGGAGAGATGGCTCGCAGATTGGACGTGTTGTTCGTATACCAGATAACAGATTCTAATGGACCTCAAAGTAATACATGAAACCATTGACTTCTACCTCAACAAGGCGCAGCAGGGTTATGTTACGCCGGAGGAGAAGGACCTTGTACTTGACAGGGCGCAGATTGTATTGCTGAACCAGTACCACACAAACCCGAAGATCCCATCTAGGGCACAGGCAAACCTGCTTGGCGAATCCCAAAGGATAGACGATGCACTAAGTCTTTTCAAGGCGAAGTACACGTTTAGCAATTTGCAAACTGCATCAGGGATTATAACTCTACCAACAGACTACCTGCATCTTTTGGCTCTGTACACCACAACGTACAACTCCTCCCTTGGAAGGAATGTTTACTCCGGAGTTCAGGTTCTAAATGAGGAGGAGCTGATAGAAAGGCTGGAGTCTCAGGTGATACCAGTAAGTTCTTCTGATCCGGTGGCGATAATGAATAGCCAGAACAGGATACAACTCTTCCCGGAGGTTGGCAGCTCGGGGGCAGTGTACTATATCAGGAGACCAAACAGGCCTGTCTTTGCTTATACAATGAGTGGAAGGACAGTGGTATACAACCTAGCAGGTTCCACCCAACTGGAATGGAGGGACATGGACGTCAACAACATCATAAGCATTGCTCTCTCCTATTACGGTCTGAACTTTAGCAGTCAGGAGATCATGCAGTTTGCTGAATTAAAGAATCAACAAGGGCAATGACGACCATATATTCCATAAGTGAGCAAATCAAAAGGATACTGGCCGGTAACCCGATCATCAGTGGACGTGTCCACATGAATGATGTCAAGAGGCTGGTGGTTCAGGTAGCCAATCAAATGCTCAAGGCTGATCACTTTCAGGTCAACATGCCGGCGGGGGATACCATCCCTAATAACTGTATGGTCTACACCTACGACAACGTGCCTGTGACTGTATACAAGACCAGCAAGAGTAGGGCGACTCTTCCATCAATACCGGTAAGTCTGCCTAGGAATATGGGTGTGCTCCATGTGTCAAAGACCGATTCAATAGATGAGCCCTTTGTTCCTATTCCTACTTCTTTGTATGGCGTGGTGAAGCCTCAGGCGTTGCTCGGGGATCTTAGCGGTCTGATAGGATACGAGGTAATAGGAAAGGACGTGGTCTTCACAAAGAACCTTGTTGGTCTTGGGATCAACTCTGTGTATATGAGGCTGGTCGGAAGTGACCTATCACAGTTGACAGACTACGACATACTCCCGATCTCTGCAGACATGGAGGCTCAGGTGGTTCAGACAGTATATAACATGCTTGTTCAGGCACCTCCTGCTGACCGGGCAAAAACAGCTAGGGATTAATGAAAACATATACCATCGATAACTTAGTCAGGGAAGCCCTTTCGGAGAGGGGATATACCATGCACTGGTATCTGCAATTCCTTCAGTACGCCATCACTGGCCTGAGGGAATTGAACTTTGATGTGTTGCAGATGGTGAAGAGTGTAAAGCTGCCCGTGAATTCATACAAGGCAGTGAAGCTCCCATGCGACTTCGTTGACGTGGTCAGGCTTGGAAACGAGTCCGGCCAGTATGTATATCCTTGGGCTGAAAAGAAAAGTTCTTTCAACCGTTTGAACAAATTGGATGACAACGGAAACAAGGTGCCCTATGGAGACATACAAGCTCAGAACGGTATACTTCCTAACAACTGGGAAGGCTTTTGGTATTCTAACTATATCAATGATAAGGGTGAGCACCTTGGAAGAATTTTCAATAATTTCCCTGCTTTTAGAGAGTCATTCGTTGTGCTCAGAGAACGAGATGAAATACAACTAGACGTGAGCATAGCCGGAACCAGTGTGGTTCTTGACTACATATCTGACGGACTTACGACTGACTCGACAAATGCTGTACACCCATACGCTGCAGATACGCTGAAGAAGTACATCCTGTGGAACTACAAGAAGAACGGAAGGCAGTATCCTCTTTCTGAGAGGCAGCTCGCCGAGCAGGAGTACTATAACGCTCTTAGGATTCTGAGGGCTAGGATGAACAACATAGACACCAATGATATCGACAGGGTAATGCAGAGAGGTTATGGACCAACCATTAAGAACTGATGAATACAAAAAAGCTATTCACTGGCGGAATAAATTCAGACGATTCGCCCTTGTTGGTAAACAAGAGCGAGTATGTTAATGGCGTTAACGTAAGGTTCCTGACAAGTGAAGATGGAAGTGTAGGTCAGATATCAAACATAGAGGGGAATGTCATCAAGAATCTTCCAAGCGGATTCAATCTTCCTGCTGGAGTCAACACAACGATAGGCTCATACGAAGATACCTCTAACAAGAGGATCATATACTTCAACCACAACTCCCTCGGGAGCCATGGCATATACTGCTATGATGTGGACACAGATACGATATACATAGTTCTGCTCTCAACACAGTTGGCTGGCGGGCTTGGGTTCTCCAAAGACTACCTGATACATTCCTGCGCCATTGTAAACAATCTCCTCTACTGGACTGACAATCTCAATGCTGTCAGAAAGATAAACGTAGACGCAGGGATAAACCTCAACCATCCCGGGACCATCTCGGGGGTTGCTCCATACATACTTGAATCTCCTTCGAACACAATATCCGCTAGTGTTATTGCGTTAGCTAAGTATCAGCCGGCATACCCACTTACCGTGGCTAAGAGTGCAGAGGCTGGATACGTTAACAATTTTATTTCGAAGGATGCATTCCAGTTTCTGTATCGTTTTGTTTATAGGGATTATGAGGTCAGCACGTTCTCTCCTCTATCGGAACTTGTAAACTACAACACCGCTGCTGATGATTCTGCGGGTTACAATAGGATAACCCTCACGCTTCCGTATGCACAGAAGATAGCTCAGGATGTCATAAGGGTTGAGTTTGCCGTCAGGTATGTACTTGACGGTTCTACGTTTATTGTCAAGACCTTTACAAGTTTTGCAAACCACAACGCAGGAACCACCGCCCTGAGTTATATATTCTACAATGATAACGTTGGTGTGGCGGTTGACAGTGTATCAGCCAACAAGCAGTTCGAGTCGGTGCCGGTCAGATCGGGGGCATTGGAGATTGCAAGGAACAGGCTCTTCTTGGGTAACAACCTAGACGGGTATGACACTCCTGCATCAACATCTTTGTCCCAGTCTGTAGTTACCGGCGGTGCAGCTACACTTACCGGGAGCTGGTACAAGTTAACTTATAACGGGGTAGACAGGTATATTATATTCATATCCGGCGTTACCCCTTCTCAGTCTGGATACTACTATATCCAAGGCCAAACAACTCCACTACCTGCGACATATGACTTTGCCTCCATGGATTACGATCTGTATCCTAATGGTAGTTATCTTGGAGGGGATGCCAGTTCTGCGATAGATCTATTGCTTGGAATCACACAGCCTTATCCCCCGAGCCTCAGCTTTACCTTCCAGAGTTATGTGACGATAACCAACGGGCCGACCATATCCAGCCTTGTTGGGCAGAAGGTATTCAAGAGTGATTCTTCCTATAGGCTGGGAGTTGTGTTCTACGATGATTCCGGAAGAAAGTGTGGGGTAGTTACCTCTGACAGCCTGAAGGTGAATACCGCTGATAGGATCTATAGCACAGTTGCATACACTACCGGGATTAACTGGACGCTTGTTAATAGCACAGACGCTGCTGTCCGTCAGGCAGAGATACCGGCATGGGCAAAGTATTATTCTGTGGTTGTCACCAAGAATCTTAGGACAAACTTCTTTGTTCAGATGAGGGTTGATGATCTCAAGTACATCAGTAAGAATACTGACGGTACATATAATTCAAGCCTCTTTGATTCATACGACAATGCTAGGTTTGGAATAGCTGTTAAGATCGGGGGACTCAGTAAATACGGGCTGGGTTATCAGTATCAGGAAGGAGACATCATGAAACTGTGGGACTCCACCCTTGCCGCCAAGTATCTCAAAGTAAAAGACGTGTGGGGTGACTATGTCATAGTGGATCTTGTGGATCTTGGGGTGTCATTGACGGGTACTATTACAAACTACCTCTATGAGATATACAGTCCATACATAGGTTCTACTAATGAGTCATTCTATGAGAATGGAGTGACATATGCTATTTCCAACCCGGGTACCGCCAACAGGACATACTCTGTTCTGAACGATACAATATCCGGGGATGTGGTGATTCTGGAAAGATCCCTGAGCAGCACCTTCTTGGTGGAGGCAATGTCTCCCAAAGACCTTCTCTGGAAGAACTGGAACACCAATACCGGCCGGGTTAACTTCGCCATCAACACAAGGCAGTCCCAGCTGAAGACCTCCATATCTTACAGCAATGTGATCCTGAGCGGATCTGAGACCAATGGCTTGAGTACGTTTGATGCACTTGACACATACAACCTCCCATTCGAACTGGGCAGCGTTCAGAAGCTGAAGCTGTCAAGCAAGGTAGAGGCAGAGGGTACTGTCATGCTGGCCATCGGAGAGCAGGAAACATGTTCGATATACATAGGCGAATCTCAGGTGTTTGACAATACCGGGGCTTCCATACTGGCAACCAGTTCGGGGGTAATAGGGAATGTAAACGTCCTAAGGGGATCGTTTGGTACTATCAATCCTGAGAGTGTGGCGTTCTTCTACGGACTGCTGTACTGGTTTGACGCATACCGTGGATCTGTTGTGAGCTACTCTGTAAACGGTCTGGTATCTGTATCAGACAATAAGATGAGGAAGTACTTCCGCAAGGTGGGGGAAGACATCATCGCAAACCCGTCCCTGAAGTTTCTGGGCGGGATAGACCCGTACCATGGGGAGATACTGATGGCTGCACCAAAGAAGACCTGTGTCCCACAGAATGAGATACTGGCGGACGTGGAGTACTCTACCACAACTCACCCATTCATATCTTCATTTCAGTTCCCTATTTCTGTGCCCATCGTAGCCGGCAGGTGCTATAAAATAACATTGCCTGCAGGGGCGACCGCCCAGTACATGGGTGAGTCCATATCCTCCTACTTCGTGGCGGACACTGCAACTACCGTGGAGATAACTTCCAACAGTCCCGGGTCCTTTACCATCCTTGAGGTTATGAGGTCATTCTATGGGGTTTATGACGGTCAGGGAGGGGTTTGGTGCTACCAGCCCAAGCTGGACAGGTTTGTCAGCCAGTACACCTTCCGTCCAGAATGGATCGGATGTGTGGGTAACAGGCTTGTAACCTTCCGTAACGGATCCCCTTATGTGCATAATGCCAACAACTACAATACGTTCTATTCTGTGGTTCATGACTCCTCTGTAACATGCGTTCATGGGGAGGCCGGCAACGGGGTGAAGATCTATACCAACGTATCTGTTGAGGGTGACACCCCCGATCTAATCCATGTAAGGTCGGAGTCGCCGTATATTCAGAGCTCAGACTTGAGGTCAGAGACGTATTCCATCCCGACTAGGATGAACGGAGACTTCATGATCAAGGAAGGGGTAAGCTATGCACCCATCCTCCGTGATAGGCTGAGCCCTAGCATGGAGGGTACGTTTAACGAAAAGTTATTGTTCGGCGATGACATCATATCCGACACCGCCAAGTTCCACATAGCATTCCGTGGAAGGAACACTCAAAAGATTATAAAGTTATTCAACATAGGGTTTATCCCAAGCCGTGGACATACGACCAATGTGTAATTAATTGTACAATAATGGTTAAATTTGTGTATGTTATCAGCCATCAAGAGAGTATTCGAGGGTGATGAGGAGATCATAAAACTCTACGACCCTACCAGAACAGTGGGCAGCATTGACGATGTGGCTCATGATATATGGTTAAAGCTGATGGAGTATGATCTTCTTTATGAGACATACTTCGTGGAAATGGATGATGCATACTTCTGTTATGCGCCGGGGATGCTGATAAGTTTCGGGGTTCACATAGATAGCAGAACCCCTGAGAGGCTGAAGGAATTCTTTGGCGAGATATGTGACCGGCTCGGGGGAGAATTCTCCTGTCTGTTATGGACAAAAAACGAGAGAGCAATAAACTGGTTGAAGAAGATGGGCATGCGTGAGGAATGGAAGGTAAATTACGATGGACACTCAATAACAAAACTATGCCTTTAGGAGGATTATTAACTGCTGGATTGATAACCGCTGGTGTTGGAGCCGCAGCAGGTATCGGGAAGGGTATCTCCGACATAAGCCGTGCCAAGAAGATAAAGCCTGCGGAGTACAAACCTTACGAGATCAGCCAGTCTGCAAGAAGAATGCAGGGACTGGCACAGGCTCAGCTCAATGCTAGGAATCCGTTTGCAGCCGCACAGCAGAGGGGCATACTTGCCTTACAGGCTGGAAGTATGGCAGGGGTACAGAGGTCAGCCACAAGCTCCTCACAGGCTCTTGCAGCCGCTGCAGGTCTTCAGGCTGGAACCAATCAAGCGATGTACCAACAAGGCCTACAGGAGCAGCAGGCGTACCAGAACAGGCTTGCCACACTCTTCGGTGCAGAGAGAACCATGATGGGAGAAGAGCAGGCGAAGTGGAACATGGACGAGCGCAAGAGGATGCAGGATGTTCAGCTTAAGGAGCAAATGCGTAGTGCTGGCTGGCAGAGTATTGTCGGAGGACTTCAGAATGCTGCCGGCATGATGATCGCCGGATCTCAGTATGGGTCACCTGCAACAAGTGCGGTTCCAGATGTCAGAATCCCTCCGGGCATGCAGACTATAGACAGGAGGCCTATAACAGCTAGGTCGGCTCAGCCTGCAATCAACCCTAACTATGCCTTTCAGGCAATAGAAAGAACAAGAAAACAATAAAGATGCCTACACCGATAAGATATAGTGAGGCTCCAAGTTCTTATCTGATGAGCTTGGCGAGGTCCAAGAGGCAGGAGCAGTTGCTTCAGCAGAAGGCAAGACTGGATGATGAAAAGGTTCAGTCTGCTCTGCCTATGCAGTTGGTGGAACAAATGAAGAACATCGACACTGATGTCAGGGATCGTTATGCAAATGCTTATCTCGGTAGTCTTGTTGAGAGCATAAGGTCTAAAAAGTATAGCACGGCGGATCTCTCTATGATGGCCGCACAGTATGCAAACAATATCGCCAACGTTGACAGGTCTATAAAGCAATTCAAGGAAGAAGTTGATCAGGCCGTAAAAGGTATTGACAAAAACTTTAGCGTCAATCCAAAGAACATATACGCAGCATCCTCTGAGTATATACTCAGGAACATAAGCGATCCTTCCGCCCTTGGTAATGGGAATGAATTCGTAGCTAAGGTGATAGAGACCAGACCGGACCTTGTGGTAAACCGGGAGGCAGGAATCAAGACCCTGAATAATATTATCGCCAAGTCACCCAAGTTCACCCAGTCTGGAGTTATAAGTTCTGACCGCACCGGCAACATGAAACTGGTGTCTGACTATACGGCGAAGATACCTTTCTGGTATGAGATGAAGCAGGACAAAGATCCGTCTACAGGGCTAAGGGTATACAAGCCTAGCCTTAAGGTAGACTCGGATGGACTTGTATCAAAGGACGTGTTTGACCAGTTCTATAATTATTCTGAAGGACCAATGGACTTCAGGACAAAGATGACAATCAACGCCGGTGCCAATGACCTTATCATAAAAAACAATATCGGCAAAAAGCCAACGGATCCGGGATATATGGATCCTGATAATGCTGGAACCGTAGAGGTTGCCAAGAGGCTTTATCTCACAAACTATCTTAACAACATCAGTGAGCCAGACTTCACACTCAAATCAACCGTAGATAGGGAGAAGCCATCTGGTGGAGGTTCGGGGGGTGGATCAAAATCTGTAGATCAGGCGTACATAGATTCTTACGGTAAAATATATGCACTTGCAAGTAGTGTAAGGCCGGGCATGGGTGCTCCGGTTAATGAGCTTGAGAATACTGAGTCTGAGTTTATAATTAATGCCGCCAAGAAGTCCACAGGTGTTGATGTAAATATATCAAACATCTACATTAAGAAAACACCTGACAACAGGATAGGCATATACGCTGCCAACAACGACATCCTTGATGAGGCAGGAAACACAGTAATAAAGGCGAACCAGCCAATAACCTATCTATCTGATGTCGGAACAAACATAAAGGCAAATGCCCCACTCGGGACTAAAGCCAAAAATGCTGCAGCATCAAAGGGCAAACAAAAAACGGCTGCTCCAGCAAAAAGATCATACAAGGGGATAGACCCAAAGACAGGCAAACCAATCTTTGAATAAATAATATCTGATGCCGGTATCAATTTTGGATAGCAAAAGGATGAAAGAGCTTGATGATAACATCAAGCTTATGTTGGATGGTGGTGCATCTGAGGAGGATGTAACAAAATACTCAGATGATTTCGTGAAGATGTTTGGTAAAAAAAAAGATGGTGGAAGAATATCAGAAGTAAAGCCGGAATCATATTTTGGATTTCAATCAAGAACCCCATCGATAGGTAAGGAAAAGGCAGGACCGCTTCCCAAGCAGGTTGATTACGGCGCACTAGAGACATCACTTGTTAATGCCAAAAAAGCAGAGCAGGATCTTTACAATGCATCCAATATTGCAAAAAGCGCAGCCTCTTCTAGGGGTATGGGCCCAGAGGTAACAAGGGATGAACTGTCTAAAATACAGAACGTATATACTGGCGCACAGAAAATAAAGGACAGGCAGTTAAAGGATAACGCAGAACTTGTATATAAGCCAATAGATGATGCCCTCAAAAATGATGGCTACAAAAACTTCTTCAAGGGAGATACTTTTGACAGGGCAAAGGCTACAGAGTTTGTAGATAACGTAACTGCCGGCACAGGAGCAGGGTCATATGTTAAAACAGCTATGATCGCTGAGATGAAAAAAAGAGCTCAGGAAATAAAGGATCGTCCAGAGTTTGATAAGTACCTGTCAGAAGAGATGCAGAAGACCGGTGTTGATCCAAAGAAGTATGGCCAGCAACTGTTTGATAGTCTTTCAAGGCAGAATATATCAAACCTTGAGGATCTGAAGAATGAGCAATCCAAGGAGGCGGACAAAGCTCTTAATAACGCAAAGCTGTTGAGCTCAAAACAGATTGAGTCTTTTAATAAATTCACCGAGGATCTTAATAAGCAGATAGAGTCTGGATTGATAGACAACAACTCCGCTGTCACACTTTACAATCAGGAGAAGAATAAGCTTGACGCATCTATAAATCAGATAGACAAGGAATACCAGAAGGCGGTAAGGGATGTAAACCTTAGGATTAACAGAAGGTATTCTAGGATTGAATCTGAATTAAAACAGATAGAAGCTTCCATAACAGACAAAAGGATTTTCGATTCTCTTCCCCAAAGCGAAAAGGAAAAAATACAGAAGGCATACCAGAACGCTTCTCTTAGGCTGAATGAAAGAAAGAACGAACAAAGGAAGAGTGTTGATGAAGCACTTGGTGCGTCAATGCTTCTTGGTAAATCTCTTACATCTGGATTGTTGAGCGGTCTTTCCCAGTTCGGGGGGTATCTCAATATGCATGGCTATGACAATAGTTTCAGCAGGTGGTTGAGAAATCAAGAGACGGGAGCGGAAGAACTTGCGCCGGCACAGTATAAGTGGAACGGGACTGAATGGACTAAGAGAGCTATAACAGGAGCAGGTCAATCGATAGGAGCATCCCTCCCAACAATGGTACCCGCTACTGTGTTAGCAGTAGCCAGCGGTGGACTTGGTCTGCCTTCTGCTGTTGGAGCAGCAGCAGCTGGTGCAGCTGGTTACCAGATGGAAAGCATGCAGCTCACTGGTGACATATATAATAAAAAGCTTGAAGAGACCGGTGACCCTACGGAAGCATTTAAGGTGGCAAGAAAGTACAAGGAGAATAACGAAATAACACTTCCGTTTTATTTTCTTGGCGGATTGTCAACAATGAAACTGCTTCAGGCTAATAAGCTTTCTAAGGTTGCAGGAGGATTTGCCCTTGAGCAGGCAGAAGAAATACCGGTAGAATATGTACAGAACTATAATGAGGCGAAAGAAAGTGGGTATACTGGTACGTTTGGGCAGTATGTAAAAGAGAACCCAGAAATAGCTGTTGACGTAATGGTCACGACCATAGGTCAATCAACAGGAATGTCTGCCCTTGGGAAGGCAATAGGTTCAATAAGCGCAAACACAAAAAAGCCAGATATACAGTATCTGACCGACATGCTCAACAACAAGGGCATAGACTTTGCACAGCAGGTCGTAAGGAAATACTATGACACGGGTAAGATAAGCCAGAAAGAGTACAACAACTATAGCGCAGAACTTAACAGGCTTAATCAGAATAAGATAAAGCATGAGGAGTCTGGGATATCTGGAGACAGGGAGTTGATGATGTCAGTGCTTTCTAGCCGGGCTAAGGACTTGCAGACTCAGGTAGAAAACGAACAGGATCCGGCAAATAAAGAGATAGCCAAACAGCAGTTGCTAGAAGTAAATAACAGCATATCCAACCTGATACAAAATAAGGAGCCGTTCATTGTAATTGAATTGCCGGGGGGACAGGGATCCAAGAGGGTAATGTCTGTATCTGAATATCAAGAACTCAAGCAGTCTGGTAAGGCTGATGAGGTAATAAAGTCGGCAGACTTTGTAAGAGCAGTAAACGATGAAACATTAAATAACGAACTACAGCAAACAAAAGAAAGGGTAGGATTCTCTGAAGGTTTGCCAGATGGTTCATATAAAAACCCACTATATGCCACTCAAGTCAGCAAGCAACAACAGCAAGAAAGCCTTTCAGAAGGCGGTGTCGTACAACCTGCACGAATTGAAACTGGACAACCAGAAGTCGGGCAAGGAGAGGGGATACAAGGGCAAGCCACGGCCACGGAAACAAATGTTGGCAATCGCAATATCCTCAGCCAAGAGGAAATAGATGCCAGAAAATCTGACATAGAAAGAAGAAGAAAGGAAGAGTTAGACAATTTCAACAGCCCATTCAACTTTGATAGAAATGTAGAAATTAGAGATTCGAATGGGAATCTGATAGAGAATACGGAAGAAAGCATTAATGCCAAATATGATGCAGAACTGGCGGCGTTAGAAAATGAAAGCAAAGGTCAGGCTGCTTCTACAGATGCTACCCTTCCTTCCGAACAGATAGAGGTAACATCTGACGCAACAAACTTTGCATCCCAGATGGAGTCTGCTATGGCAAGCCTTGGATCTGCAGGCGTGTCCGTCACTCCTTATACTCAGGAGAAGTATGATAGCATCGCCAGTCAAGGTGGTAAGTTTTTAAGAGCTGCCGGCAATAAGATCCTATCGCTCTTAAAGCCAAACGGAGAGATAGTATCCCTTGTCAAGGACGCTACTGTGAAAACCAAAGGTGCTGCACAGGCCATGATATCCAAGATGAAGGATATGGGTGGTCTGTTCATGGACAACTATGACATATACCTTACGGATATCTATAAGAAGTCCGGGTATAAGGTTGTTGCCAGAGTTCCATTCAATGAGAAGCAAGCACCAATAGGTTGGGATGCACCTGATTCCCCATTAAAGAATAGGCCGGATGTTGTCTTCATGGTTAGGGAGGATATTGCGCCGGCCAATGAGGTTCCGTTTAATACCTACGAAGAAGCTCAGGCCTATACTCAGAAAATAATTGATCAAGCTGTCAGCGAGGGTAGGGCAAAACTCCCTTCACAGGTTGAGTCAGAGAAGGCAGCTCAACCAGCCACCCCTACTCCATCAGTCATAGAAGAAGAGCTCCGTCAGGAACTTGGAATGACAGACGTCACCAAGAGGTCGATAGCTCAAAGAGTTGCCAGTACTGTAGAGGTTGCATCAAAGGCACTTCGTAGTCTTGGTATCCGATTTATTGTAGTAGAGAACGATCAGGAGGCTGCTGATCAGGGCATGAAATCTGAGCAAGGCATATTTGATTCCGGTAATGGCGTAGTGGTAATAAACAAGTCAAGGCTGGGAGATGCTCTTGAGGCTGGTGTGGTTGTATGGCATGAAGCCGTTCACCCTGTAATGAACATCATAAGGAACACCGATAGGAAGTTATATGATATGTTCATGCGTGGTATGAAAGAGGCTGCAGGAATGAATGAAGGGGTTGCTAAAGCCAAGGAATGGGCAGACGGCCAGCCGCAGTATGAGACTCAGGAGGAGAAAGACGATGAGGCTGGTGTGGATACAATAGCTAGGATATCTGCCGGGGTGGTAGACCTGAGCAACATACCCACATCGTTCAAGCAGTCCCTGTTTGAGATGATCAACAAGATAGCCAAGCTGTTTGGTATAGGACCTTTGCTTAAAGATACAAGTGATCTCGCCGCCTTTAAGCGTCTGGCCACAGAGATATCCAAGGCGATGACCAAGGGTGCTGATGTTGCTGAGATTGTAGGTAGGGGAAACGTTAAAGATTATGTAAACAATCTTACATCTCCAGAAGTTGTTGGCGGTGGTGAAATTGTTGTTCAGGCTAGTGTATCTCGTGGCATTGATGTTTATAAGTCTAGGGAGGTAGAAGATCTCCCAAGAAGAAGTCTTGAAGATATTTATAATAGTTACGGTGGGAAAGCTGTTGTTATTAATTCTGATCCGACTAGGGTTGGTGAACTAACCCTTCCGTCTGGTAAGAAAATATTTATGTATGGCGGACCTGCTTACTTGTCTATCAAGGACAATGTCGACAGTAACATAGGATTCGCCACTACTCAGTTGGCTAAGGTAGCAGGATGGGTTAAGTATAATGCAGAGGTGTTCGGCACAGAACAGGGTGTTACTATGGTAGCAACCCAAGCACCTACATCTATTCTCAGCAACTCTTATGCACTCAGGTATGTAATGGATGGTATCTCAATGCTTCCTAAGAGTATTTTAAGGTCATCTGATTTTAAGTCAGAGTTCTTTGGTAAGGATCTTGTCCTGCTTAAAGATGCATTTGGAGAAAAGGCATACAATGAATTTGTAAACAAGTATAAAAAGGCAGACCTGTCTAATCCAGAAGTCATCGATGAGATGATCTCTGAGATGGCTTACAAGGTAGGGGATGATAATAAGCCTGCAAGCTTTAAGGCTCGTGGGGCTTTCGTATCTAACCTACTTGGTGGTATCACTCCTAAAGCTTCTGTAAAGGGAGTTGAAGGAGATATTGGTTATGTTTCTAAGAAGCCGAATAAGTTTATCGCCAAGCAATTGATGGATAGGCTTGGTATCAATGCAGAGAAAGTTATGCGTGAAATAGGTGAGCCATCGTTGGTTGACCTATATATGAACGAAGGGATGTGGGGAATGGCCGTCACTGGATTTGAATCAGTTGAGGGGTTGCCACAGAATATCGTTGACGCATCTAACGAACTGGCAAAAGACCCAGATAATAAAAAGAAGTGGCAATCTCTGGATGATGCGGCAAAAGAGTACGCATCTAAATTCCAAGAAGGTGGCGTTAAGCACCCACTATTCAACGCCAAGTTCCCCGGTAAAAATGCATTCATTCTTGATGGCGCATATGAGATAAACAAAATGTTTAAGCCTGTCGAAATGACTGGGCCTAAGGGCGGTGCTTACACAAAGACTGCAGCACAAATGCTTGCAGGAAGTATGTATGTAAAGGGTCAGCCGGTAGGAGCCGAAGGATCATTTGAATATACTCCTGTATCTTCGACTGCTGGTGCTATACAAGCCTCTGCAGGAGGCCGCAACCTTGTCCAAGCCGCCAAGCTTGACAAGATGATGACTGAGGATGGGCAAGGGAACTATGTATTCTTCCATTATAGCGGAAGTAAATTCTCCAAGCTGGATCCTGACAGGTTTGGCTCCAATCTAGTGACGGGTCGGGGGGAGAATCCCGGAGTTGGCTTGTCAATGATGTATACTGAACCCGGAACAATAGAGTCCGGCATACCTTCAGAGTTTGGATACGCCATAAAGGTTCCGATGGAGAAGGTGTACCCATTCAACAGAGACCCACTGAATCTGTATGACGAAGCAGAGGTTGAATTCAGGAAGGTGTACGGTGACCGTGTGGCCTTTGATGCCAACAAGCAGGTAGGATTCATCACTCAGGTGGCTGCCAAGAAGGGATACCCTGTAACTGTTGCTGAGTGGTACATCGGTGGAAGGAAGGTTCTCCGTGCACAGACTACCGAGAAACTTCCGGTAGAAGTTTACGGCAAGGGAGTCGGTAACGTTGTTAATGTGATGCCCAAGTTCGAAGGGCTGAAGTCGAACAGGCAGGCCTCAGCAGGAGGAAGAGGTATTAATGTAAATGAATCCGGCAAGACTATAGGATTTTTTAGTGATGTTGTAAAAGGGATCTCTGACAAGTACAAGCCAATAAAAGAATGGAAACCCGTAATAGGATTTGATAGCAACCAGCAATCTTTTAAGAATGTGTTTGATAAATACATGGGCAATTTTGATCTTCATATTGCTACATCTATCCCAACGTTCAGGGAGACTCAGGTTAAGGTTGGTAATGCTTTGGTGTCAATGTTTTCAGATCCGCCAAGAGCAGTTAATTCTGACTTGGAAAATATTAAAAACAAATACAAAGAGGCAAACCAAATAAAGACTAACCCGGCGTATACAAAAGTTGATGCTAATCTATTTAGGGAAATATCTGACTATCATAAAAATGCAAAAGACGATAGGAAGAATCCAGAAATGGCAAAGTCTTATGAAGCATTCTTGAATGAAACTCTTAAGCAGTATCAGGAATTGGTGGATGCTGGATATAAGATTGAACCATGGCTGAAGGATGGAGAACCTTATGGGGTAAACTCATCCGAAATGAGAAAGGATGTTTTGGAGAACAAGCATTTGTATTATCTTAGAAGCAGATCTTCAACTGGTGAAGCAAACGAAAATGAATCTGCAGAAAATTACGCTCCATTCAGAAGTACTGGGATAGTAATAAACGGAGATGATGTATTGTTTAATGATCTGTTCAGGGCGGTGCATGATATTTTTGGCCATGCCATGGTATCAAATACCTTCTCAACACAGGGAGAATTTGATGCATACAATACTCACTCTCCAATGTATTCAGAGAAGGCTCAGAAAGCTTTGTTCTTGGAGACGGTTGTTTATAATGCCTATTACTCAACCAATAAGTCATATGCGCCAAGAAAAATATATGACGTACCAAACAGGTTTATAGAATCCACTAAACCTTTGGTTTATGATATTGGCGGTTCAGAGGGTGGGTTTGTAAAAGCAATAACGGAATCTAGCGGCGGATCTATCAAGACTATAAATCTTGATCCAAACCCAGACATGAGGGAGGTGCATGAGGCAAAGCCTGTCGAGGGAAGTAAGTTTGTAGAAGAGGCGTTCTATGAAGGTTTTGATTACGAAGGCAAAACATATAAAAAACACAAACCAAAATCAAAGTCTGACATTGTTCATGAGTCAATGGTGTTTCAGTTTATTACAGATAGGCGTGATCATTTTGTAAAAGAGATAGCTGATAATTACCTAAAGAATAACGGCCTCTTTGTTACGGAGGAGAAGTTTAGCCAAGACGCAGAAGTATACAACAAGAACGAAAAAAAGAAATCTGCATACAAAGATATATACTACACTAAGGAGCAGCAGGCTATGAAGTCCGATGATGTCCTTGTTGGTATGAAAGAGAATCAGGCTAATATTGATTATTACAAAAATGTACTTCTTGATAATTTTAAGCATGTAGTTCAGTATTGGGATAGCGGTAATTTCAAAGGATTTGCTGCTTCAAATTCAAAAGAAGTGGTTGACAACTTTGTAAAAAAAGTTGGATCGACTACCTCTGAATTCTCTACCGAAAAGACTCCGAATGATGTATCTATTCAAGCTTCCGCCGGAGGAAGAAACCTCGACAAGATAATATCTGACGCCAAGGCGAACGGGACCTACATGAAGGCGCCAAATGGCAAGCCTACCAATCTGAATGAAAGGCAATGGGCGCAAGTAAGAACACCTGAATTCAAGAACTGGTTTGGGGACTGGGAGAATGATCCCGAAAATGCTAGTAAGGTGGTGGATGAGAATGGAGAGCCGATGGTGGTGTATCATGGAACGAAATCAAAATTTGACCAGTTTGAATACAACAGGATATCTTGGGAGGCAAGGCTTGCACAGCAGGGCCCCGGATTTTACATGACAGATAACAAGAAGGCTGCTTCTGAATACGGGAATCCAATGAACGTATTTACTAACTTGTTGAACCCGCTTGTAATAACTGTCAGGTCGAATAATATTACAAAAGAGCAGGCATATCAGTTGTTTTCAAATGGTGATAATAACTGGTTTTACGATAGTTATCTTCCCTTTTACACAAAATCAGAAGGTCTATCTAAGTCGGATTTGATTAAGAAATATGTGGACGATATGTTTGGCGTTGATGGTTCTGATAAAGAAGTACTTCAGAATATCAAAAGATCGTATAAGCAAGATACAAGCTATGGCAAGATGATGTCTGATGTTGCATCTATAATTGGGTCAGATGGCGTTATAGAAAAAGTATCAAAAGGATTGTCTGTATATGTGGCTTTTAACCCCAACCAAATCAAATCAGCCACAGAAAATACTGGCGCATTCAGTACTACTGATAACAGGATACAGGCATCGGCCGGCCCTAGACCAGAGCAGACAAAGCAGTTCAAGCTGGCTGCGTATGTGATGAGGAAGATATCCGAAGGTGCTGACAAGCTTGAGTTGATCACAGGCATAGCATCTGTCATGCCGGAGATGTCTCCGCAGGATATAAAGGATCTGATAGATGACCCTGAAGGATGGCTAAGGAATCAGTTCCCTGCCATGACCGTACTGCAAAGGAACAACCTCGTAGAGAGGGCGAAGCTCCAGAACATATACAGGAACCGCCAGTTTGGAAAGCCTATCGATGCGGCCTTTACCGGCCTTGAGGTTCCAATGGACAGGATACAGGAGTATCTGGAAAAGAATAAGATATCCGACAGGGCAAGTTGGGCGGAAAACTTCAAGAAGAAATGGTTTGACCCTGCCAAAGGGCTGCCTGACTGGGTGCTGGCGATGAAGGACTTTGCCGGTGGAGCAAAGAATATAGAGATAGCTAGGGCGGCAAGGACGGTAGAGCAGCTTAAGATCGTAGCTAAATCGATTAATTTTTCTGATTGGGACACCTTCTCTAAGGCACTGAAGGATGCTAGGGGAGTTTCACAGATCATGCCCAATGAGGTTGTATTGGCCTCACAGCCCAATTTCCCAGAAGAATCGCCGTCAATCATACCCCCATCCATAGCTGCACTGCCTGCAGAGATTGTACCGTTTGTGTACAAGATGAGAGGTCAGATAGATAATCTTACAAAAGATCTGGTAGGTTCTGGATATGTCACCCCCGAGCAGTCCATCGTACTGCAGAATAACATAGGAGCCTATGTCAATAGGTCTTACAGGATGTTTAATGACTCCTTCTACAAGCCCTCCAAGGAGGTGATGAATGAGGCCATCAAGTATCTGGCTGACCAGTACATCAAGCAGATGGCGACAGACAAGGCCGGGATGCTTACTCTTGAGCAGATAGAAAGGGACGCCATAGTAAAAGCCCAAAGAGATGTGGAGGACATCCTGAATAAAAACAGGAACCCATACTTCAATGCGGGATCTGTTGACAAGAGAAACCCCGGCATCTTAAAAGAGCGCAAGGATATTCCTGAGCCTATCAGGAAACTGATGGGGGAGTACACAGACCCGGGCATTGTGTTTATGATGACCGTCACAAAGCAGGCTGCTCTCAAGTCTTCCAGCCAGTTCCTCAGCAACCTAAGGGATAAGGGAATGGGTACCCTGTTCTTTGAAAAGAATGATCCTGAGAGACCCGCAAGCCATAGCGTTCAAATAGCGTCTACCGGTACTGAGTCAATGAGCCCGCTCGGGGGACTCTATACCACCCCTGAAATATACGAATCACTTCAGGCGGTAGAACCAACATACAACAACCTAACCAATGCTTGGATGAGAATGGTTGGTGCTGTAAGGTATGGCAAGACGGTTCTGTCACTGGCAACACAGCTGAAGAACATTGAGTCCAACCTTGGATTCGCCGTTATGAATGGTATTGTGTATACTGGGAATAGTTTTGGTGCGGCAAAAGACTCTTGGGCGTATGTAAAAGGTCAGTACTCCAAGTCCGATATAGATGAGATAACAGAGAAAGTTATAAGACTTAATCTGGTGGGACAGTCTGTCGGTGCAAGGGAGATAGCTTCCATGCTCTCAAGTGGGGATGTTCATGACATAGCACTTGACATGGCACTCAGCTCTGAGGGAATGTGGAAGAAAAGAGTTACAAAGAGGATTAATCCATTCCCTGCCTTTAATAAGGCATACAGGATTGGTGATGATTTCTGGAAGGTATATGGATATATAAACGAGAGGGAGCTGGTGAGTAAGGCTCGGTTCGGGGGTACATACTCTTCCTTGACAGAAGAACAGCAGGCAAAAGTGGATCTTGAATCATCAGAAAGGGTGAAGAACACATGGCCAACATACGACCGTGTATGGGAGGGAGCAAAGTTCGTGAGTAAGAATGCGCCCATCTTTGGTGATTTCATATCGTTCCAAGCTGAATCTCTCAGGGTACTGGCGAACACAATAAAGATCGCCAATGAAGACATAAAAGACCCGGAGATGAGGGCAGTGGGTATGAGAAGGATGGCAGGCATAGCCGCATACTTAGGATTTAGAAGTGCAGTTACGATCGGAGTTGCAAAACTATTTGGATTTGCCGCTGCTGGAATACTTGGTGCCATCATGGGAGATGATGACGAGGAGAGGAGAAAGAATGCGATTAGAGAGGCACTGCCACCATTCATGAGAACTGGCGACCTGCTGATCATCCCATCAAAGACCGCCCCACACAAGTACACGGTGCTGAACCTGTCAAGCCTAGATCCATACGGTCTTATCCCAAGTTCAATGAACGCACTCACTGAGGGCAGAGAGGGGATCTTCGGAAGGACCATGGACCCGGGTGTACCTGCAGCACTTGCGGAACTATTCAGCCCGTTCTTGGGCCCAGAGATGACCTTTGATGCTATGTGGTCTCTCATGCAGAATAGAAACCTTAAGACTGGTAACAATATAGTTCTAGAGACTGACGGCCCAGCAGATGCGTTTGACAAATCGATAGCATACACTTGGTCCAGACTTAAGCCATCGACCTATTCAATGATTGAAAGGCTCATAAAGAACGAGAACAAGTCCGCTGAAGCTTGGGCTATAATAGGAGCAAGACCATACGAGGTTGACCTGCATGAGGCTTGGGGGTTTGCACTCAGCCGGATGTACAGCGACATGGATGGAATATCAAGAGAGTACAATGCCATCAAGTACAATAAGAAGTACACTCCGGAAGAAATAAAGGCCGCTCAGGAAGAAGCCGAGTCAAAGAAGGAGGCCATAATCAGCAGGTACAACAAGCTGTATCAGGACTTCATACTTACCGGAGCAGATCCCAAAATACTTGACGAGCAGATAAACGAAAGGAGTGCAATACGGGTTACTGGCTTTGACAAGCAGACGAAGATTGGGATAAAGACTGGGAAGGTGAAGAAGGGTGGGCTGTATAAGTAGAGTCCACCCTGCTTAGTATCTCTTCCGCCTTGGCTTTGATGCCGGCGAACTCCGGGTCTATCCATTCTATGAATTCCCGGAATGCGTCTCTGTGTTTATTCTCCATTGCTTTGGCTTCATGATATTCGGCTATGGGCAATTTTTTAATATACCCCTTTTCAACCAATGTATCAAAAAACCATTCTACTGCAGTCTGTTGCTTAGTCTGTTCCATGTGTTTCTTTCTAGTATTGTTCTGCCAATTCGTCTATCTTTTTCTGTAACTCATCTATTTGTGATTTCAAATCATCTATCTCATCCTGTTTGGTAGCAATACAGGTAGGACAGGCATTAACTTCTACCTGAGGATGATTCCTGTATCTGCTGCTTCTCGTACTGCTCTCTAAACATAATCCTTCACCACAAGTACCACAAAAGACTTCAAAATCTAAATTAACTTCAACCGTTGTTTCGAATGTCGGCATTTGTCATGTTTTTTTTGTCTGTTATATGATGTTTATTCTGTTCCATATGTTTCGTTGTAGTATTGTTCTGCATATGTTCTTGCCGATTCACAGGTAGGATAACAATGGTCAGCAGCTGCTTTAATTATCTGCTCCTTCTCCATTTGTATAGCGGCGCCTTCTCTTTCACACAAAAAGTCAATTAAATTTGCCGTTTGTTCATCCCCCGCAAACCTTGATGTATCAGATAATGTTTTAAACTCATTAAATAGTAACTTAACTGCCGTTTGTTGTGCCATAATTTATCTTTTGAATAGTATCTTAATGTAATTCTTTATTGACCACCAAATCAAAATTCTGATTGCTTTTCTTTGATTGTGATATGATTCTTGAAAAAAAATCTGGATGAACCGTAATTAACACCTTGTGAGATATGTTTTCAATGAAATATGTGGTTTCTTCTTTTATTGGTGTTTGTTCTGCCATATTAATTGTTTTTAACTACATCAAATTTTCTCAAAATATATTGAAGTTGGGACATTGCCGTTGACATGTCTTCTTGCTTTGGAATTGGTTTATCGTACATATCAACTCCATCAACCATAATTGATTCTGCTTCAACGCAATCGAAACAATAACCCATTCTTAAATCTTGATTTCTTTTACAACATTTACATTGTGCCATGTTGTTCTGTTTTGTTTAGTTCTTCAATTAATGCATCTGCAAGTTTAACTGCTAATTGAGCATACCCATCAGTTGACATCCACGCTTTATCACTTGTTATCACTTGTTATCAATGCCTGAAATGCTTTTGCCGCAAAGTATTCTCTTTTTGTGAGTCCATATGTTTCAGGAATAGTTATATTAATACCATTAACTGAAAGTGGTCTTGCAAATGCAGCATCGTTTGGGTTTGTATTTGACATGTTATTTGGTTTATAGTTTTTCTATTTCTTGTTTAACTTCTCGCCAATATTTATCAGCTTCTTCTCGTTGTTCTTCGTAATAATACTCATGAGTTCCACCGCAATCATCCCAATCAACATTGGATGGATTACGAGGTTCTGAGTTTATTATCTCATCAACTGCTATCAATGCACATTCTTTTGCATATTTATGCTCCCATTCTATGTCTGCTGGCACATAATTAATAAATTCTTGATATAATTCTATTGCTTTTTCTTTTGGTGTCATAGTTTTTCTATTTCTTGTTTTACTTGAAACCAATAATCCATGGTCGAATGGACTTCTGTGTTAAGAGGGTTGCTGTGAGGGTTTGATGCTATTATGTAATTAACAGCTGTCATTGCGCAAGCTTTAGCGTACTGGTTCCTGTGAACGGGTTCACTCTCCCCAGTTTGCGTATTCATTGTTGTATAAGTCGAAAACCCCATAGCGTGATATAGTTCGTAAGCCTGTTCTTTGGGTGTCATGTTATTAGTTTATTAATTACGAACAACCTCAACTCTTATTGGCGTATTTAGAAATGATGCAGATTCTTTAAGCTGCTTCTCAAACTCTTTAGCGTCTGGCTGTTTTATAAATACTTTATTAAACACTTTTGAATCCCCCCACATAAGCGATGTAGCAACTTCCCAACTAACCGTCCAGCTTTCAAGTTCTGTAACTACTTGTGCTTTTTCTTTCGGAATAAATAATTTAAATAGGTTCATTTTATTGTGCGTTTTGTTTGTTTTTAACAAGTTCAATAAGCTTTTTGATACATCCTATTTCAGCTTCTTCAGGTGTGTCGAATATCTCGTTGACATCCCAGTTGTCTACAATATGAAATGAAAACCGAAGCTTTGTATCTTTCTTTTCTGCCGGAGTTATGAACCCATACAGGTTGTGCTTCTCACGAAAGAATCTAAGAGCTTGAGAGAACGTTGGTGCTGAAACATAATTAATATTTTTGTTATGATTGCCAAACTCTAGACCACTATAGAGTCCAATATCATCCCAATACCAAGTGAAACAAGGCTCGTCAAACCCAAGATTCTTGAGTTCCAACGATTGCTTGTAAGGGACAAGGTCCATATTACCCTCCGTATATTTCGTCAAAGAATTCTTCCGGAGATTTGTCAAAGGTTACATTCTCTCCATCTGTGGAGGCATAGTACCGGATATAATCTTTTACAAAGTCCAACATCTCATCCCGGTGGATGGTAAGCGTGCCGTCCTTGTGGTTGACAGTTACATGTCCGTTGGAAGTAATGATCGGTTGCTGTGACATTAGTGTATTTATTTCGGTTAATAATTTGCTTTGTGCTTCCCGCCATGCTCACAGAATCCATCTTTGCCGGTGATCCTTTTGTAGTGGAACTGGGCATTCTCGCATGCTTTCTTCTCCAACCATGCGGTAAAGGAGTCCCATGCGCTTTCTAATTTCCGGCACATGCTGCAGGCTGCTGCCGATTCTACTAAGCTAAATGCGATTACAAGACAGATAATGTACTTTTTCATAATTGTTGGTTTATAAAGTTTTCAAGTTTGTTTTTGGTTTCTTCGTCCATGTGTGTTACGAGTCTGGATATCTGGTCATAATACAGGTGGTCTATCTCCCGAGCTGCCCCCCTTTTGTGAGAGGGGATTGCACTCTCCAAGAACTTAACCGACCAGTCGATCTTCACCTGCACCTTGTGTATGGCGTCCTTTATGGGACTTGATCTCATCAGATCCTCGGCATACATCTGAGCGTTCCTGAGGTTGGCGTACAACAACTCAAGGGATTCCGCCTGTGATTCATTCAGTTTCATTTATGATCTCTTTTAGCCTTGAAAGTATTTGTCCTATCACTATCCCTAATTTAAGTTCATTGCCCTCCTCGATAGCCCTTGACAACTGGACCACAATCTCTTTGAGTTCTTCTTTCATTTTATGAATGCTATTTTTCTTCCGTCAACAGATTGAACTTCCACCTCCTTGGCCCAGCCCCTAAGGACAAGCCTTGGCTGAGAGCTGTTCCACTTGGTTTCAACCGGAACCTCGCAGGAGATGTCATCTACCGGTATGCATTGGTTCTTCCAGTGAACTGTCATGCCGTGCTTAAACTTATTGTAATGAAAAAAGAATCTTCTTTTCATAAAAGTACTTAACTCGCTCTATGTATTCATCAATCCCACCATGGTTGTGGATAACTTCATCGAACAGGTAGTCATCGATAGCAGTCTCTGATGGGTGGCGATTAACCGGCCGGCCCCTGTCAACCCTAACAATAATGCCGCCCTTTTCTTTGATGGCGGCACATTCATTGAAGAACCTTACGTCTGTGATAATCCACTTGCTATCAGGCCTGTACTCATGCATGAGTGCTATGACCCAAGCATCTTCATGCAGGTTGTCCCTGACGGCATCTGTCCCTAGTATCTGCAGGAAGTCCCTTATGAACATCGGCTTTCTTGAGACCTCTCCGCTATAGACCGGGAGGACGGGGGTGCCTCCGGCTTTAGGCTTGTACTCCCACCTGTCCCAGTGGTGCGACAGTGCACTCGCCTTCACCTCCTGAGAGTTGAAAGCATGGGCGGGGATTCCTGTAAGGATCTCTGCCACCTGTTTAAGTTTCTCCGAAAACCTTTTGACCTCCCAAGTGGGGTCGATGGATTTAATGATCTCTGCTGCGGTGTCTTTGCCCGATCCGGCATAGCCCGATAATCCGATAATCATAAGCTGTTCTTTTTCCTCCGGCGGCGGAGCCATGTTCTGATTGACAATGAGATGATCAGTATGAACGCTATCACTGAAAGATGTAGCGGTTCGAACGAGGAGGGATTGTCTGTTACTACCATTTTTGTAAATTAAAGTGTTTAAAATTTGTAAATTAAAGGACAGGAGTAGAAACTCCCGTCCGATTTAATTTCAAAAATCAAGGCAAAAAACAGTGTCAGGGACAGGATTCGATACCTGCAAGGAATTTCATTGATGCTTCCACTGATGTGGAAATACTTTCCTCCTGTGTGGGTTTTCATAGTTAGTCGTTACGCATCATATACCCACTATTTAACCAGTAGCGTCTATCTTCCGCCACCCTGACTAAATTTTATTCAAATATCTTACGCCATTTTTCAATTGCTTTATGAGGATCAGAAACGTATTCATTAAGTTGTTTCATAGCTTCATCCGAACTAGAAAAGGGAACACTTCTACATCCCACTTCAATAACACATCCTATAGATAAAAACCTAATAGTAACAGGGTATTCTTGCAGTAAACGTTGTTTACCATAGTTTTTTGCCACATCTGTTCCAACCTCATATTCTACTCGATCTGGCATTCTTTCAGGAACTGGTTCTCTGTACATGATTATTGTTTTTTTGTTTTTAAATTTTAAGTGTCAGGGACAGGATTCGATACCTGTATTAGTTTGCAACCTATCTTATAAAGTCCTTTCTCAGGGTAAAATCAATCTTCAAGGTAATTAATCTCTCCGAATGAACCTTTACAAAGCGTCTACCATTTCGCCACCCTGACTGTGTTTAACAAGACTCATCGCATGGAGCCCACCCACAAGTTTCACACTGCGTAGGTGAATAATCGCAGCAATCATATGCATTCCCATTTACGGTGGGCTCTCCGCAATCTGGACATTCTCCATTTATTTCTTTCCTTTCGTAGCTTGTATTACTACAACACATAAGTATTAATTTTAAGTAGTCAAGGACAAGGATTCGAACCTGTACGTCCCCCATTTAACCTATTGCAATCTCGGTTTAGCTCCAAAGGGACTTAGCATATTAGCGTCTACCAAAGAGTATCTGATACTCCATTCCGCCACCCCGACAAAAAATATAAATAATCAAGACTGTACGTATTTCTCTCCCGATTTCATCGGAGTTAAATAGTACCAAGTATGTTCAAATTCAATTCTCCCACCTCCATTTAAAACGTGTTTAGCCAATTCCTCATCGTCAAAATATTTTACTAACTGCTCAAGGGTCGGTTTACTTTGAAACACGCATTCAAAATAATCACCATCTTGGTCATATTCATTTACTGCTCTTGTAATTACCCACATAATTTGTTAATTTTAAAAGTTAGTGTCAGGGACAGGATTCGAACCTGTATTGTTGAATTGCCCAGCTTCAACTGCTTAAGTATAGCGTCTACCATTTCGCCACCCTGACAATTTCGTTCCCGGAGCGGGATTCGAACCCGCATCTTCCAATGTGGAGCGTTACCCTATGCTGCTATTCATTCGCAGTTACGCCATCCGGGAAACCTAATTAGAACGGCAGATCTTCCTGCCCTGCGAACTTGGGTGCAAGCTTGGACTCCGGCTTCCAGTTGTCTTCCTGCAGCCTGTAGTCGGGGCTCTTTTCACCGGGCTTCTTGTAGGTGTTGGGCCATGCGGTGTAACGCTTGTCCCCGATCGTGATGCTCAGTACCTCAACCTCTCCGTTCTTAGTGTTGATGTTCTTCTTCCATGCAGCTCCTGCTGATTCTTTACTCATTTGAATGTGAGATTTATTGTTATGAAAAATTTTACAAGATAAATGCCGGGGACTTCAAGTCTCCTTTCCTCCGGATGCCATACGATTGCAATGGCGAGTACCGGTTGTTCAGTCGTACCAAGATCCAGTGTCAACTTCATACACTTCAAAGTTTTTTTTCATGATCCCGTGCCTAGTGTTGTAGGCCCAGTTGTTTTGATGTTGTTTTGATGCCTGCCGGTTTGCTGCCCTCATCCATCTTTCAGCCTCCCTCTTGTCCTCAAACAGTTTCCTCTGAAAGTTTGGCCAGTTGCTCTTTTTCCATTCTCCAAACTCTATCTCATCGATGTCTGCCTCGGGGGGGATGAAGTATATCGAATCATCCGAGGTGTAAAGATCTTGAACTACCCACATTAAAGTATATTTTTTATTGTTAATTTTTCCACAATTCTAACTGTTTTGTTTCCTTGCGCTTATAAACCACGATCGAACCGTACCCATTTTTCAATACGCTTTCCTTCAGCCATCCCTCATCAATCAACTCAGAGATGGCCAACCTTAACTCTTCTATATCCCCGCCGGTAATCATGTGCAAACCCTCTAAAGATGACTGCTTGTGGTTGGTTAGAATCTTCCTGACTAATTCTTTCATATGATCCTGTTTGATTTTAGCATTTTAATAATTTCTATGAAGTCATCCAGTGACATTGCTACTATCACCCCCGACCTGCTCCGCTTGTGCAAGACGATGTTGTAGTTGGTGTCGTCTGGCATCTCAGCGAGTACCCTGTGTATGCTACCCAAGTTCTCCACAGCCTTGCACTGAACGTTCAGGGGATCGGTAAAACAAAGATCAATCTTCTGGTCGTCCTTGGATTTGCTTTCAGCTCGGGAGGTAACACATCTCTCCCATCCCATCTCACGGAACAACTTAGCCATGTCCCTCTCAAACGTGTGTCCCTTTACTCTTGATGACTTTCCTGCCATACCTTTCCTATTTTAACGAAGTCTTGAATTGTCTTCCATTCAACGATCGGATCGAATACTGTCGGATAAAAAATGTTTGGGTCTGTGTGCATCCTCAGGTAGTACTTCTTCCCGGGGATCACGTCCTTCTCTTTGCACTGAGTAAGGTACTGACCCATCTTATCAAGACGGTATTCTAATACCTGTCCTCCCTGCTTTAGAAGTACCCAGTGTTCCCTCAGAAGAATCTGCAAGTCGGGCGAATCCCTCAATCTTCTTTTGATCAATAGGTTGTCCGACAAACTTAGTCCTGTCATTGCCATCGTTCAGTCTTTCTGTGAGTGAATACCTTGAGTTAAACGGGGTGAAGTTGAATGCATCCACACCCACATTGCCTGCATACTTCAACCTGACCTTCCACCTGTGTACCTCCGTTTGTCCGGTCTCGAAGTTCCTGTAGACCGTGATTCCATAGTCTGTCAGGTTGTACCAGTGCGCTGAGTCGCTGATGTCATACCCATTCGGCACCCTGTATATGCCTGACTTAACCTCCTGCATCTTTTTAGGGTGCGCCACAAGGAATACAATTACCCCGTGGCTCTTGGCGAACTTGCTTATGGTCATCAGCATGGACTGGATCTGATGGTGGCGGGCGTCCTGCTTGGAGGACATGCTCTGCTCTACCGTACTCATGTTGTCGATCACTATCCCGTTGATCCCGTACTGCCTGACCATCTCCTTCGCCTTGGAAAGAATCCCTTCCACAGAAAGATCCTGATCCGACAGGCGGTAGAACTTGAAGTGGTTGTTGATGAACGGCTGTATGTCCAGTATCTCCTGTCGTGTAATCCTAGGCCCGTACTGGCTCTCGAAGAACCCCTTGCCTGTGTAGATACTATACAGGTCTGTAAGGGCAATGGCGGTGCTCGCTTCCTCTGCAGAGTACACAAAGAATTTCAGACCATATCTTTCGGATAACTGAACCATCAGGTTTTTCAAAAAGGTAGACTTACCATGAGAGGGTATGCCAGTGATGGTCACCACCTGACCCGGATACCACCTGAGGTCGGTGGCATAACCATACCAACCATCTGGGATTCCGTTGTCGTACAGGTCCATCAGGCTGTCAATCTCCGTGGATGCATCCTCGAGTCCCTCTACAGGATAAGGTGTGGCGGAGTTGTAACACTCCACCAACCTTTCCTTACCATCCGAGGTCATAGTATCGTTTGCATCCTTATGTGGCAGATCGATCACCCAGCAGTTCTCCCTTCCCAGTCTGCGGGCAAGTTCATACTGAAGTGCCTGACCTGCCTCGTCCTTGTCACAGCACAGGTAGATCTTCTTACCCTCAAAGTGGTGGTAGAATTCATCGAGCCATTCCAGTTTCTGATTGCCCTTGCTTGCTCCGTTTGGAACAGAGATAACATTACTTATGCCTGCCTCATAAAAGGACATGCAGTCTATCTCGCCCTCTACAATTATGACAGAGTCTGCGTCATTCCATACATCGAATCCAAAAGGGATCAGCCTTGCCCCGCTCACCAACTTGAAGTTCTTTTCGCTGTCCCGATATTTTATGTTGACCAGATCTCCATGGTAGAAATAGTTGAAGTGGATGGTTCTCACTTCCTTCCCCGCCTGAGGCATGTAGTCGATCCCTTCGGTAATCTGATAGCGCAGGAGTGTTTGGTTGCTTATCCCCCGAGCGGCAAACCAATCGATCACCGACTGACTTACTTTCTTGAGTTCGCCCTGTGGTTTGACATAAACCTTCTCCTCCTTTACCCTGCCAGTCCATCCGCAGTTGTGGCAGTTCCATACCCCAGTGTCCACGTTCACGGAAAGACAAGGATCTGTCTTATGCTTTCGGGTGTGGCTGCACTTGGGGCAGATAGTCTTCACATCCCCCCGACCATGGCGCACATTGATTCCATACTGCCTTAGTTTTTCAATCATAGTCGAAAGTTATTGATAATTTCGGAGACCAACTTTTCCCGGATCGGGGGTGGAATATTTTCAGTCTGCTATTCTCATTGAAGTATTTGATAGGCTGATCCTGAAACTTGCTGAGAATAAACTTCTCCAGTTCATCCCTGTTCATAGGACCATGCTTGATCAGATCGTTCACGGTAACATCAATGAGGAAGTAATCATCATGCCTGCTTATTACGGACATTCCAAGTAGGTTTAAGAATTTCATTCGGCTGCTTTCCGGATCCAGTAATGGTTCGCATCGTCAAGATACTTGAAGAACTTGCTTGAGAAGATTGTCGCAGGCCTGTTGTACTCCTTCATCTTCTCATCCTTTCCCCATGTCTCATACTTGTGTGTAATAACCGACTGAAAGTGATCGAATCCCAGTTCTTTTTGGCGCAAGATTGACTTGATGCTCGCAAGAGATGTGGACGGCTGATACTTTGTGCCGTTCAGTACATTGAAATAAGAGATAACCTTGTATGTCATCTCAGCGGCCTTGCTCACCACTTCCACATCGTCAGACATCAGAGCGTTATACCACAGCGCAGTTGGATAGTAGAACCCGTTCTCATGCTTTGCCAACAACTGAAGTCCGATCAGTTCCTTCATGGAATCGGACACCTGAGTAGTTGACAGACCTAAGAATTCTGACAACGCTTTCACGCCTGTTGGCCGGAGTGTGGGGGAAAACTGAGAGCATGCATCCTGTACAAGATATTGTACAGAATTCAGTCCTGCCTTTTCTCTTATGTCGTGGTTGATTACTGATATCATATCTCGGAAAGTTTAAGGTATGGGTTTGTTTTAGTCTTCCACTTGATCACGTTCAAAATAAGGCAGGTCTTGATAAACATCCTCTTCTGAGTGTTGCTGTAGTAATCTCCCCTGACTCCTGCCTTCCACGCCTCCCTCCACTGGCCCAACTTATCGTTGTATGTGGCGATACCAATGTCGAGATGGTCACATACGTCAAGCGCATCGAAGTTGTACACGTTAGACAGCCCCACAAAGATAGTCCTTGCGGACTCAATGTTGCCCTCGTAATTCTCATCCGTAGCCATGGCCCGCTTCGTGGTATCTCCCCAGATAAACTGGCCCTTAAATGCCTTCTCTAACTCAATTAACTTTATCATAAGTGATGTTGAATTTTGTTCTCCATGTAATCTTTCCTCCGTTGAATGTCAGGATATTCGCTCCTTCCCTTTCCATGAACTGCTTGATCTGATTCTGAGCCAACTGCTTATGGGTTTCGAGAGACTTGATCTTCGCCGTCACCTCTGTGTAGCCGGCGATTGAGGATTCAGTATCGTCATCCGCTACCACCCTGACATCATTCTCCCGAGCCTTATGCTTTTCGGAGATGAAATCAGAGAACGCTTTGGTGTCATCTGCGGGTGGCTCGTACTGCATAGCGATGTCCATCAGTTCGTCCTGAGGTGCGTCTTCCCTGAGAAGCCCCCTGACATGGTTGACATTCTCATAGAAGTCATTGGCTGCATTCAGAATCCTCTCCTGCAGTTCCTTATCTGCGTCAAAGGTGACGCAGCCAAGTTCCCTGCCGTCCTTCATGTATACAATCTCTCCCCACTTCCATCCAGTTACGATCAGGTAGTGCTGCAACTGAATCAGATAACTTGGAGGTATCCCGCCCTCCCACATATCTGCAGAATATCCGCTGATTGTTTTAACCTCGAGGATCCCATGGGTTTGGTAGTCCGGGTGCTTGGTTATCTTGCCATCGATGTTCGCAAACAGCGCAGGATATTTCGGGTTCATAAGGATCGCCTTGACCTTCTTATATTCCTTGATCTTGTTATTGGCGAGGGTGTTGTTGACCCATCCATCTTCTGTCCCGTCCCAGTACTGCCAACAATCGGCCACATAAGACTCCAACTGCTTGCCATGAAGCATGATGGCATTCATCTTGTTGGGCACGGACACAAGTCCCAGTGCTTGGTAGTACAGGCTGATGGCGGACTTGTACGGATTGAGCCCGAGCAGGGTGGAGGCATCGCTGCCCCCGACCTTGCCGGCTCTTACCAACCCCAGTCTCGTTTGTTGCCACTGCTCTTCGCTCAGTTTGGCTGTAGATATTCTCTTCATATAGTACTCGCTTTAATCAGTTCCGCTTTCTTCTGATTGATCATCGCAGTAAGCAACTTGGTCTGCTCGGGGGTGAGGGTGTACTTCTTCAGACCCGCTTCCACCTCTTTGATCTTTCCTTCCGAGATAAACTTGACCATGGCGTCATACTGCAGGGCAGTCAGGCTGTTGGTGGTGATCTGCTTGATCGTTCCCGATGCCTTTGCACCATCATCATCTTCGTCTACGATGATCAGATTCAGAAGTCCCGTCAGGCTGTACCTCTTGGCGTAGGATACGGCACTCCCGTACTCCTGTGCTGTTTGGTTTTTGGCGATGACAGGGAAGACAGATGTCAGACAATCTCCACTCTCCACATGCCACACCTTGGTTGACACGAAAGTCCCGTGCTCATTGAACTCGTTGGCCTGAGTGACCACAAGTCCCGCCTTTGAAAGGGGCTCTCTGATTTGAGACTGGATGTCTTCCAGTGAGGCATACTTACTTTTAAAAAATGGATTGTCTGCGGACCTCTTAACAGGCTTCACCTCTTTGTGGAAGACCTGCAATGCACTAAGAATTGCTTTCATGTTTGATGAATTGTATGTGAATATTAAGTTCCCTTGCCCTGCTGTAGATCGCCATCCAGTCGTATGTGAAGATGGTCTCACTCCCGACCCGAATTGACTTGATAAAGTACGCCTTACACAGGTCGGGGTGCTCGTTCAACAAGTACCACCTGTATTTTTTAAGGCTGTACTCCACCTTCCCGATGGTCATGGAGTCTTCATTGTAATTGAGATTCATGTGTGCAATTTAGAATACTGGTTTGTAAGTTTGGTACAAGATATCAACTGCTTATCCCCATAGCGAGGTGAGCCTTGGAGATTTCTGATTTGAACTTGCTGTCCACCACCTGCACATACCTCCAGAACGCTTTAGAGCCGTGTGAGTGGCCGGAGGCATGCCTGACATGCATGTGGTCCACCCCGAAGTATATCATGGCTGTAATGGCACTCTTACGCAGCATGTGAGGGGTCGCCCATTCGTACAACTTTCTCGTCTCCTGCACCCCATCTGTGGTGACCGTGTGTTCTACCTGCAGTTCGGGATACTTGGAAAGGAATTGTTTTATACCATCGTACACGTCCTGCTTTTCGATTGGTTTGGAAAATACGTTTGGGAAGTTTTTCCTGTACACCTTGGCGAGAACGGGCGGAACAGGCATTGTACACGATCCTGTCTTGCTCAGAGTCTTGTTGAAGTACATCTCTTCCCCATCGAATTCAAAGTCTGATGGGGACAGGGTCAGTACATCCCCGATTCTCAGGGTGCTTACAAGTATGGTGGATACCACTTCCCACATAACATCGTCCTGCACATCGTTGATGATGGCGGGGATCATTTTCGGGGGGATGACTACGATCGGTTTCACGGATGTTCCGATCTTCGGAAACTCGGGCAGGGTAAGAAACTCTTCCCTCGCCCAGTAGGTGACCATGATCTTTATGGCATTGATGATTTCGTGCCTGCTTTTAGCCCTCATCGAACGATCCTCCATCCACCTATCGAACCCGATCCAAAACCTGTTCCATTTATCCCTTGCTTTCTTGCGCTCTTCGATACCCTGCAGACCTGAGAATCTTTCCAAGTGGATTGTTCCCGCCCTCAGGCTGTACTTGTATAGGTTGGATGCTGCATTGGTGTAGGTGCTGACGGAAGGGGGTGAATACTTTGTGCCCCTGTTGCTCTTGATTTCTCCTGTGTGCATGCCTCTTGTGTAGAGTTCGCACCTGCCTACCACGTCCATGGGTTGGATATATTCAGTTTCGGTTTCGGTCAGGAACTTGTTCGCCCAGTCCGTGTAGTGGGACTGGGTGTGGAACTTCCCCCCCGAAAATGGGTATTGGAAAACACGGATGCCCGTGTTCTCCCTTACTCCCATCGTCATCCTGCAGATGCTATCGCCTGCCTTATATGCCTTCGAAAACCTCTCTGACCCTGTTCTTAATGCTTTCTGCATGTCCGTCCTTTTTTTCAATTACGAATTTAAATAACTCATCGTACAGGTCTGCGTACCATGAGTCGTACAGGTATTTGTTCCCATGGCTCTGCCTATGGTACAGGGCAGATGTCCTGTCTATCCCGAGCCACCCTGCAACAAGTCCATCGGGGTATCGGTAGACGGAACTAAGAATATACGCTGTCGCTCCTCGAAGGTAAGTCGTCGGCTGCCTCCGCGTTTTGTTCGTGATGTCTATCTTGTACGTCTGAAGGATATGCTCTCTGATTTCGTTGAAGTGTTTCATTGTTTTCAATTAATTCTATTACTTTATCGCACAACTCTTCGTTAATCAACAACAGAATGTGCAGTGTCTTGGCTCTCTTCGTGGCGGGCATAGTGTCCAACCCCCGAAGAGACTGGTCGATATCCATGAATAGTTTCTTCACTTTCGCAACCTTGCTCATATTTTTTTATCTTTTCTTCGGGATGGCCCAACTCTCTGTAGATATGCGCCATCCATTGATTGAATGTTATATTTTCCATCTGATTTGTTTTAATAAAAAGCCCCCTATACCAAGAATGGTTCGGGGGGTATCACCATGTCAACTATTAAGATTCGCCATATATTGGAGGAGAACCCACCTGTTTATTCTACCTGTCCACCTCTCGAAAAAATAATCTTTAAGGCGGGTGGCAGTCTGCTCGTCCACTTTATTGATGGCGGATTTTGTTTTCTGATAGTCTTCCTCGATTTGGTTGTATGCCCAGTTCTTTTTGTACCTGTCAAGGACAAAGATAAAGGACACAACAACCAATACGATGGCCGTGATAAACGTTTGCATAGTTTTAACTTTTAGTGAGTTCATACTTTTTGTCTTGACAGTTGTATACCCAATCTCCTCCGTTGATGGATGCGAGTTCCCTTGCTGAAGACTCTGACATCTTGATTCCCACCTCGATGTTTATCCTCGAGGCGAGGATGTACCTCTGAGGCGATGCGAGTTCCTTGATGTGCTTCATAACGTAATTCTGCAGGGAATCATATGACCCGTCGAATTTCTCGAACGTGTCGGGTATGCAGAATATAAACCCATCTTCGGGATTCAAGACCCCTTCAGAAATGGAGTAAACTGCTTTCCCGTCCTGTTCAATTTGCTTAAGAAATTGATGTACATTCATGTTTATGGTTTTTGATGAAGAATAAAATTTCCTTTCTTGCTTCTCTCCTTTTGCCGCTGTTCATTTTAGCGAGGAGGTGTTTGGCGTATGCCCGAACCACCTCGTTTGGGTGGCTCAGGCTGATTTGTTTGACGTCCTTCCACATGTCACCACTTTTTAATTTGTTCGGGGGTGGAGAGGCCTTTGCTGAGGAGGTAGGCTGAGAAGACTATTCCCGCCACCACTGAGAAGAAAATTGTCGCTGTCATGGTTTGTTGTTTTGATGAGGAACTGCATCGGGAATCGAACCCGATCGAGTACCATAGCAGTTCGGGGGTATTATTGCCTGTCGTCATAAATGATTCCGAGTATCATAAGTATGACTACAATTATCATCCCCGCACACAAAAAAATATAAATCTGCATAGGATGTTCAATTATAGATTGCAAAATAAATATCTCGATAGCATTTAGCATTTGGCGCATAGTACTCCACGCACCCGTCAAAGTTTTCTCCTACCTTTTTACAAACTTCTTTGACGATGGCTAAAGAGTGAGTATACCCATCTTGTTTTCTATGCTGTAGTTTACGATGAACATATTCGCAAATTTCATCGAAGCATAGTTGATTCTCTGCCTTGGACATAAACTTGCCAACAGCATCAGCGTAGATGCTTGACAGGACTCTGTCGGCATGGATGTAATTTGATTCTACCATGGTGATTTGTTTTAATATTCCCAAGTTTGTCTAAGCGTGGCGGTGTATGTCTGACCGCCCGAAATCCTTGCTTTAATCATGTAACTATTGTATTCAATCTGATCCAATTGCAACCCCAATACATCCTGCTCTGTTTCATCTTCGATGGCTGTCACAAGTCTACCTTTGAAGTTTTGCTTTTTTATGACAGCGACCACCTCGTTGTCATCGTTGATAAGTACATAGTGCGTGTTGCTCATTTTGATTTGTTTTGATGAGGAACTGCGTGGGAGTCGAACCCACATTAGACCATCACAGTTCGGGGGAGGATTAAAAAACAGGCTGTTTCTTTGCCCTTACAAATAAATAGTTATATGTTTTTTGGGGATATGCGCCTTAGTTAATGCAGGAAATTCTAATTGATTTATTATTTTTTCATCTTCATCACTTACATATCCATTAGATCCTTCGCCATCTATGACCAATCTCCGCAAGTTTGCACCATATTTATTTTCATAAAACTTAATCAATTCTGACAACTTATCATAATCAATAACCTGAACTTTTTGTGCTGTTTTTACAGGTGCATATTCTCCAAGTGTTTTCCAACAATCCGGCATTTCGCACAATCTTTGATATTTGTTGGATAATCTTATTTCATTTCTTTTTCCGATAACAAATTCTTTTGCAATTCCTTTATCAATAACTGCTTTAGGTATCCAACATTCATAAAATAATTGCTTGTGTTTTTTAACGTTATCAGATGTTTTTTCAAAATAAGGAACTTTTGCAAAAATTGCCTTTTCGGTTTCTTTTATTATTTCAAAATTAAAGTTGCTCATGGTGATTTGTTTTTGATTAGGAGAGCGGACGGGAGTCGAACCCGTCCTGCGACCATCGCTCTCACAGGGATAAGAGAATTTGCCTTTCTCGTTCAGTAAGGGTATTGTCAAAAAGGATATTGCCCCCTATCTTGACAACAGGTGTCTGCCTGACCGAATTGCCTTTGTCGATTATGGCGAGGCCGTAATTCTCGCCATGCCACTTGATGTGGGCAGTCCAATTCATCTGAGGCCAAATGCTGTCATCATGCTCCCATTTGTCCTCGAACGGGTCGAGCCATTTCAAGGCATCAGCAATCATGACATCGTCTTCTTCATTTCCCGACCAATCCTTGCAGTATGCCTTTCCTTCCGTTACTTCATCAAAGTTCCCGTTTTCGATTCTTGACTGAAAATACATTGTAGTGTATCCATACCCATTTAGGTAGATGGATGCAACCCCGCCATCTTCGGTGACAACATCAAATTCTGCTGTCCCGTGCTTAATTATTGCGTACTTCATGGTGTAAATGCTCGGGTACTGCCGAGCGCAGTTTAGCGAAGCGGGTGGAGTCGAACCACCCTGCGACCATCACTTCGTACATTCAAATCCATCGCATTTACACTTTCCGTCACAGGTCTTGTGCGTGGAGTCGTAGCAGGCATGCTGCGGGTATTGCTCCATGTCTGCATGTCCTGCAAATATAAGTCCTGCAATGAGCAGGGCGAGAACGATGATGAGATTTTTCCTGTCTTGATTCATAGTGTTAAATTTAGGACCTGTTCGCAATCGAATGCCACGCCTAAAGCGACAGGTGAAAGATCAGTCGAGCAGGAGGCGGAAACCTTTGTAAACTCCCGCCCTGTAGTTTTTGCTCTGATGAAAGAGAACCCTTGACAGGATGATGGCATGGATGGAGGTGAACTTGATCTCTATTTGATCAAGTACTGCCTCGATCGTTTTGCCGTCTCGAAGGGCAGCGATGACTTCCTCTTTGGTGGTGCAGACTGGATCGTTAAAGTTTCCTGACTTGCGGGCTTCAATGTGGGCATCTGCGATGGCCTTGGCCTGTTTGCTGATACGTTTCATGGTGATAAAATTTAGTTCCACCTTGCCATCAAAGGCCACGCTCGGCGGCGGGTGGGGGAGGGTCATTCAGCCGTGTGATGTATGAAAAACCGCTCATCGAATTGACAGGTCTCAGGAAAATTCGGATGCCAATCCAAATATCCCTCCCCATCTTCCCAAACAGCGATGCACTCCTGTTTTGTCAGGCAGAGCAGAAGCGTTAATTCGTCGATGGTCAGCGGCCGGGGCAGGAGAGCGACAAGTGTCGGCTCGGGTGTCTCTCCCCACTGCCCTAACCTAAACTGACAGCGGCCTCCGAAGGAATAACCAATAGCCTCACTGAGTTCTTCGTACTTGAACGGGTTATTGTTCAGGCCAATGTTGATAGTCATCATGGCGATAAAATTTGGTTAAGACCCCCGAAGGGGTTTCGGGCAATCAGTCCTCGTCAGTTAACCTCGCTCTGCAACTGCTCATAAGCAGTTAAAGCCTCGATTTTGTTATGGTACACATGCAGGTCAGCGAATGTGCGGCTTTGCTCATGCATGTAGATGAAATTGATGGCATGAATACCTTCGTAAAAGGCAGACATTTGTAGTCCGCCATTGTGCCATGTTTCAAATGCGAATGTACCTTCAAAATTGTTTGTCATGGTGATAGGTTTTTATACTTCATTCACTCTGCTTTTATGCGGACTTGTGACCGCCACCCTTTCGGCGTGGTAGCATTACACCATGTCACCACCATGCAGGCCTGTTCAGGGGGGGAACCCCCGACCGATGGGTGATAAATCGACCTCATCGGGTGGCTTGGTGCATGGTGGCCGCTACTTGCTGTCTCAGTGCTAAGGAATTGGTCATGCGTTGGGGACGATATTACATCGTGTTCGCATCCTTGTGGGGTTGACTATGTCAGAGCCGTGTTGGGGATAGCGGCAGGGTCTTGGTTGGAATGCCGCTATTCATACCTGCCTTTGGGCGGGCTGAGTGCTTTTGCTCCGTTTGTCGGGCTGCCTTACAGGGCAGGGGACGATGTGAAAGAACTGATTGCAAGGTGAGGGACTTGGTTGGTATCACCCGATTGCCACACAAACATACGACGACTTTTCCACAGCATCCAAATTTATTTTTGCAACAGCGTTGCAGATTTTAATGAAATGCAGTACTGACAAGGGTTTCATGGGACAAAAAAAGTTTAAAATAATTCACAGGGCATGGAAGATGTGACCTGTTGATGGGTTGAATGCTACTAAGATTCTTAGCATTGGCGTACTAAATATGTTAGCAAATGGCTATAAATGGGGGTTATAGTGTGTGGAGGCTATGGGGAGCAGTTCGGGGGGAAACTATGACAGCCGCTTATTCAGTAGGTAACGACGAATAGAAGAGATAAAGATGCGCCCGTCAGGAGAGAGATGATATCGCCCTTCTATGATACACAGCAGGGAGGAAGAGACAAGCCTCCTGCAACATTCGTTCACGGTCCTTGGAGCAATGGGATGAAACATCTCAGAGGCATGTCGGAGGATCGCCAGTTGACTGGGAGGGGCAGGAAGATATTGAACGCTGTACAGGACGAACAGGTCCGAGGGAGACAGGGGAGAGATCCCCATCCGCTTGCATACCACATCGACGGCAGCAGGTAGCAGGAAGATGTACTTGTTAAGTTTCACGGCAGGTGGGGATGAAGGAGGAGGAGGGAGGGGGGGTAATTGCTTTGCGTCAAACGTACACAATAGAACGGATAAGCAGGGCAGGATCGGGTTTCATTTCTCCCCATCAGGATCAGTTTCATTCCCGATTTCCCTTTCCCGTTTACCCTTCTTCTGCCTGTCGAAATTGGTTTGCCCATATGCATTACATTCAGTTTCAATTTGTTAGTTTCATCCCCACATAATGACCCGTTATGTGGTGGCTTCAGAATCGATTCGGGATGCCCATTTTCGACCCCCACCCGGTTAATGAACCGCGCCTCCGCGCGCGTGTACGCATACACATACATATACACTCACCCCACCTTCTCGTCCTCACACCCCCTCTTCTCACCCTCACATCCCCCCCATTTACCTCTCCTTCCCACCCCTCTTGCTACCAGATTGTAATCCCCGACTTTCTGTGAGCTCATTAGAAGCCCGTGGCTGGCAGATCTTTGTCTGGGAATGTCGTAGTATGGTTCTTAGACCGGTGCCCGTAATGGGCTTTATTCGAGCACCCAGAGCAGGGTATTAATCCTGACTGTTATTTCTGTTACTAGGTCTGTGGCTGCGTCTAGCTCACCAGTGTCGGCATCCCCGAACCGCTCCCGATCCGCCCGGTATTTTTTTATAACCTCCGTTACCCAGCGTTTAGCACCGACCAGTTCCTTCTCTAGGGACTTTATGCTTTCGTGTATCTCTCTATTTGACTTCATATGTTTGGTTGTAGTATTCCTCTGAATTGTTTTCGTACTCTGGCTCAATAATTCTTTGCGGAAAATTTTCGCCGATATACTGTCCCCTATCCCAAGCGTTTTCTATTTGCTCCTTATGCATTGCTCTGGCCTCTTCAATTAGAGCCCTTTGCCTTAGCGTAGGGGCTGTGTCTTTGAACAGCTGTTCTGCCAACCACCATACTGCGGTCTGTTGTTTATTTTCCATATGTCTGATCGTAGTATTTATCTCCAATCCACCTAACTTCGCCCCGTTCATTGCAATCCCACCCCTCTACATATGCCTCAATTATCTGTTTTCTATTCATAGGTTTGGCTATTTCCTCCCAATCCTCAATCATCCCCTGAGTGATCCTCACATCCCCCAATCCTAGGTGATGGGCCGGGTCGAATGCAAGCTTCTTGATTTCGCCCAGAAGCCAGTCTACTGCTGTTACCATTTTGTTGGAGTCACCGATATGGTTATTTGATGTTTTCATCTGGTTGGGGTTTTATGTTTTCTTCCCGGTATTTACTTACCCTTGAAATGGTCTCTCCGTTTGTGGTAAAATAATGGTAGTAACCATCGTCATTAAACCTATAAACCCTTACTCCGTCTTTTTCAAAAAGAAAATCAACCCTAATTTTATTGTTCGCTCCAACATAATCTGTAGACTGTGGGTTATTTAAGCATCCGGAAAGGGTGAATGTGAATAATGCTAAAAGTGTCTTTTTCATGTTATTTGTTTATGAATAGTTCGTATGTGCTGTTCTTTGTCTTGAACTTTATGTACTCTGGAGACTCCTCTAGGATCTCCGTTACCGTGGTGGTTAGCCAGTCGCCAAACATTAATGACCTTCCTATGGCGATCTTCTTGTGCTTAGACCTGAAGCTCCTGTCCTCTTTCCACTTTATCCATATGAAGCTTTTGTATTGCCTTACCAGCCCGTCATGTCTTACCAGTCTGTTCATATGTCAGATATTTTTTACCTCTTTTTTTACCTGCTCCCAAGCAAGTATCGAAGCACCGTAGTCTGTTGTACTGCTTACAAGCTGACCTAGAACCTCATCGCATACAATTAGGGCCAACTCTTTTGCAGCAGTTTCTGGATCTGAATAATCGTTGACATATGGGTATACCTTTGAGAATAGTTCTTTTGCTTTATCGTATGGTGTCATAGTTTGAATGCGTTTATAGAGTGTCTGAATGGTTGTCCGGGTATTTCTTTGATTAGGTTCAGCATCCCCCGAGCCAGCTCCCTAACCTCGAGCTGGGCGTGATCATCCGCCCTCAACCGGTAGAAGTGGACGAATGACCGGAAGTTGAACATCACGTCCATGGTTATTTCGCTGTTCATGGTCTTGAAGAACCGGGCGGACTCCTTTGCCCTCTGCCGGCCAAGGATGGGTGTTAGGTCTTTAAGTGCTTGGTGGTAGAGATGATCACCCATCTCAGTGAAGGCTTTCAGGACACCATACCAGTCATTGATTTCCCCTTCATCGTCGTAGAAAAATGGATTGATGTGACCTTCGGATAATTCTATTGTTTTCCAGTCTTCAGGAAGATAGGTCTTATCTTCCTTGAGTTCTTTGTACCGGGCAGACTCGGCGTTGACCGAAACCCCGATCCTGTGCTTCAGCAGATGGATATGGGTGGCCTGATCGACCGTGATCAGGAAGTGCAGGCTGGACTTCTCGAATGGGGTCTCATGACCGTTCTGAGCCAGACCATACAAAAGCTGGGGCATCCTTGACATCTTATCCGGGTCCCGATCGGTAGAGGTCCATGCGCTCATGGCGTGAGTATCGTCACCGCCGTAGTATCCTATCAACTTCATTTGTACAGCTTTACTAGTTTCTTGTCTATCAGGTGCTGGTTTACCGTTCCGTCAGCGGACTTGATGTCCACTATTGGGCGACCGTACTTATCCAGTGAACGGCTGACTATCTCTACCTTACAGTTTTCTGGGAGGATTGTCTTTAGGTAGTCTCTGGCTTCTTCTCCCCCCGAACCGAGCTCGGGAGCGTTGATAGATGCCAGCCTGCAGTTGCTGACCCACCTGACCCGGAATCCAAGGTCTATGTCCAGACGGACAGTGTCTCCGTCAATAACCTTGACAACATTGGCGTTGTAGTTGTACATTATAGTCTCCTTAGTTTGATTGTGATGTTGTGAGGTGCCACCCTGTTCCCACCAAAGTATGGCCTGAGGAAATACCCAAACCACCTGCCGGGTACCAAGATGTCTGTCTTGACAGGGTTCCCCATGACCGTCAGTATATGCACGTCCCTGAGGATGTCTATCCTGAAAACCGTTGGCGTGTTGAGCTCCACATCGCAGATGTAGCTACTGCTCCTAACCCCCTTTTGGTACCAGTACGCCAGTACCTCAAGCCGGTCATTGTACCACCTCCATCCAAACCGGACGGAGTTCTTGTGATGGTGCGGGAAGTACCCCACCCCGAAAAGCTTGTTGATGTCCGACTGGTCGGTGTCAATCTCGTACCGGCAGGAGTCGGTGAATGTGACCTCGTATTCCATGGTAAGTTTCCCAAAGAGCAATCTTGGAATACGGAACGGGGAGTGTGTGCCTTTTAGTATCTTCATGTTTGGTTGTTTAAAATTGTCGGGGACAGGATTCGATACCTGTATGATCAATGAAGTTGGTGACACTTAACATAGCGCATCACGAACAGGACCAGTTGCCTAAACTGGAGTCAATCTTACCTTATTAGCGTCTATTTCCGCCACCCCCGACAGAACAAATTTACAAACAAAAACAACTGAACGAACACGACTTTTCCACACCCTTCCCAAATCCAAGAAATTGTTCATACATTTGTTCCATGGTTCTACCTGCTCGGGTCGGCACCATTCAAAAGCCAAGCCAAGTTTAACCGGAAGACCGGTATGTTTAGCGCTGAGAGCAGGAGCGACAGGGGCCGAAACCCCTGACCGAAAGGTAGCTTTGCTAGGGGGAGGGCTCGTCCGCTCAAGCAGGGTTTTTACGACAAGTGTATCTGCTACGCTTTTAAGCGAAGCAATGCTGAAGAAAGACTGAACCACTAAGCAGTAGTTATAATGAGTGGTTCTTTAAAGAAACTCAATAACTACTCAATATGAAACTCAATAAGCTTGGAGTAAAGAACAGTCTGGTCAACAACATCAATGCCAAGAAAAAGGCCGGGACATCTAAACCCAAAAGCAAAAGCACAGTTGGCCCCAAGCAGTTTGCCAAACTAAAGAAGGGCTGGAAATGAAATACCTTGTAGTACTTCTACTGTTATCATGCAACAACAACCTGAACTGGCGAATAAGGTTGCAGCAGTACCAGTACAGGATGGAATACCAGAAGATGAAGAAGCACACAAAGATCTACCTTGACCACTTTGGGTACGACCAGAATGATTTCATTCCCTGTGAGGTTTGTAAAAAAACTGCGGTGGACATCCACCACATCAATGCCCGTGGCATGGGAGGATCCAAGGAGGCCAATAACATAGAAAACCTGATGGCGGTCTGCAGAGAGTGTCATGTAAAATACGGCGATAAAAAACAGTACAAGGACATGCTTGTATCCAAACACATGGAGAAACTTAAATCATGAGCGCATACTACAAGAAATACGGAGACCCCATGTCGCCGGCATTCAAAAGGAAGCTGGTGGTGTGGGACGTCCCGGCAGAACTTGAGATCGGGTTCATCCCAAAAAAGATCTTCTGCCACCCAGACCTGATTGCCCCACTGTCTCAGGCATTCAAAAACCTTATATCAACCGGCGCAGTAAAAGAACTCAAGACTTGGGATGGTTGCTACAACACCAGACCGATAAGGGGTTACGAGAAAAAGTACCAGACTCTGGTCAATGCCGGCAAGATAGAAGAGTCTGCCAAGTATATCTCCGCCCACTCTTGGGGACTGGCGATTGATGTAAACGCCGCAGAGAATGGTCTGGGCAAAACCCCAAAGCTTTCTAAAAAGTTTGTTAAATGCTTTACAGATGCCGGTTTTGTTTGGGGCGGTAACTTTAAGAGGTTGGACGGCATGCACTTCCAGCTCTAATATATCTCTAATATGAAATGCCCTACAAGGATAATTATTAGACTTGAGAAAACACACCAAGAGGAGATAGACTTCAACGGTGAAAAGCTTTGGCTTGACACCTCCTACAAACCTCAGGAGAATGTATTCCCCTATGCAGAGGTTGTTGCTACCCCCGAGCGGGATCCCTACCTTTCAGATGACTTCGTTTGTAATGTTCAGGTCGGTGACAGGCTGTACTTCAACTATGGGATAGTGGAGGACACTACAAATTTCCTTGGAGATAATCTCTGGGTCATAGACTACTACCAAGCCCTTGCGGTTGTAAGGGGTGGGAAGATCATCCCGGTCGGTGAGCATATCCTAATAGAGGTTGAAGAGGAGGAGGTCAAGAGCACACTTATAATTCCTGAGACGGCGAAAAAGAAACGCAAGACTCAGGGTAGGGTGTTTGCCTCCAATGATGAATCCATCCCCGCCGGATCGGTTGTGATGTTCGAAGAGAGGGGCATGTTTGAAAACAAGATAGAGGGACACAACCTTTATGTGATGTATAACGAAAACATTCTTGGAATCCTAAACTAAAAACAATGAAAGAATTTTCTCAGATCGTAAGAAAGCTCCTTGCACTCTCAGTACTTGCAAAGGTGGAGCACGCCAACACTGCGGTTGTCTCACAGTCCTACGCAATGCATGTGGCACTTGGAGAGTTCTATGAGTTTCTGGATGAGTTCAATGACAAGGTCATTGAGCACTGTATCGGTGCCGGGTATATTCCCCGGGTTGAGGCAGCAGTGCTTGACATCTCCGGAGGTACTGTGGTTACCGGCGAACTTCTGTTCCGGGAACTGTACAACGCCTCTGAGGAGATAGAAGACGAAACCCTGTGTAACCTGTCTGCGGATCTGCTGCAGGCGGTTACAAAACTTAAATACATGATGAAGTTCAAATGAACAAGTCTGACATCAAACACATCAAACAGATAGCCGACCGTTTGCCCGTAGTTTACGAGCAGACGGTCTCCGGCTTTTATGAGGACTATAACGAACAGGGCGAATTGCAGAATTTCCCCAACATAGTCAACCACCCAATAAACCACGAAAGGAGGATGAGAAAGGCATACGAAAAAGATGGAATGCCCGGGATACATCGGTATCTTGATATGATCTACTCCCTTCAGCAAAAAAGAAGAGAGAATGCTGGACTGCGAAACGAGGAAGGGGAAAGTATTCATGGGTGAACAGTACAAGACCCAGTCTCTTATAGAGAGCATGGGATTTGTTCTGATAAACACCGCAACGCCGGATCACACCGCTGACGTTGTGATAGCCAAGAAGGACGGAGACCTCCTGAAGATGATCGGGATTGCTGAGATAAGAACCAGAGAATTTGCCGGCGACAAAAGACTTACAAGAAGGTACCTATCCGAGAACGGGGGTTATCTGGTGACGTACACAAAGCTGAAGTTCGGGGGTGAATTGGCATACCAGTTTGGTGTGCCATTCTTTTTGATAGTGAGACTGATCTCCGAAAACGTCATACTTATATGGAAGATAACCGATGTGAACGGACAGCGTCTGTTTGAGTTCAAGACCAAGAAGTCAAAGACTCAAGAAACCTGCAACGGCGGTGTAGCCACAAGAGTAAACGCTTACCTACCACTCGATAAAGCTAAAATCTTTGAGTTCTGAAAAAGGGGATCTTGCCGAGGTGATGTTTGATACTAAGATGATTGAGATGGGCTTTGTGGTGTCCCGTCCGGTAAACTCCCAGTCTACCTATGACAGGATAGTTGACTCTGGGAATATACACAAGGTTCAGATAAAAAGCATCTGGTATGAAAAGAGGTTAAACAGCGAATACAAGATATACCTCAGGAAGAAGAGAAACCAGAAGTATGAACCCGGGGATGTTGACATATTCGCAGTATACATACACTCGTTGAAATCTTGGTACATAATACCGTACTCTGAAATGAAGGTGTGCATATATCCGAAACAAACATATCTGGAAAGGTGGGATAAATTCAATTAATATGGGAAGGTTTATAAAGCTGAACGCATACGAGATAACAGTTGATGGGGAAGTGGTTTCTTTTGACCTGATGATAAATCCGTTCCAGATAGAGTCTTATATTGAGACAGACCTGAACTTTCATGACGATGTGATATCTCAGGTTAAGCCATGCATAAAGTTGACAACCAAGTCTGGGATCGATCATAATATACTCATGAACATAGGCGAGTTCGAGAAGGCTATAGAATGAAAATACTTTCGTACATAAAGGGTCTTGACGGTTCGTCCTACCACAGGGTGTACATGCCGAACAATCTTCTTGACGCAGAGGTTAGGACGGTGGCCAACATATCCGAGGATGATGTTAGGTGGTGTGACGTCCTGCACTATAACCGGCACACAAAGCTTTCTGCAAGATTCTTGGATGGGCTCAGAAAGAAGTACGGGTTCAAGATTATTGTTGACACAGACGATTGGTGGGAGGTGAACCCTGATCACCCACTTTATGAATGGTGGCGCAGGAGTAATGTGTCCCTCCAGATAAGGGAGCACCTGATGATGGCTGACGCCGTCACGGTCACACACAAAGACCTAGCTGATATTATACCAAATAGTAATGTGTACATAATACCCAATGCCATTGACTATGGGCATGGGCAGTTCAAGTTCACAAAACGTGAATTTTCAAGGAAGCTTCTTTATGCATCAACGGTAATGAACTATTCAAATACCGGGATAATATCGAACACTCACAAGAAGCTTTCGGATCTGGGGGTTGAGTATGTAATCGCCGGCCACCACGAAAGCCCGTTCTATGAGCCACTTGTCAAGAACCTGACCGGGGGGGTGATACCATACAGCTTCCGGCCATGGAAGGGATCCGAGGAGTACATGTCAGAGTATGACGGGGACATAGGTATTTTACCAAGTAAGAACACAAAGTTCAACCGGATGAAGTCCAACCTAAAGGTCTTGGAGTTTGCTGCGCTTAAAATGCCGGCGGTTGTATCCTATGTGGATCCATACATGCTAATGCCGGTGAATCATTTCAGTGGCGAGTCTGAGTTTGTGGAGCAGGTGAGGAAGCTGGTTGAAGACAAGAAGTACCGGACAAAGTCCGCAAACAATCTGTACGATTTTTGCGTGGCGAACTATAACCTAAGAGACTACTCAGAAAAAAGACTGAAGGTATATGAGAAAGTTAAGAAACATGAACTAAAATGATTGACGAAAGAGAGTATAAGAAAATGGAGTTTGACCCACTTGTCAAGAAGAACATCTTTGCGGTGTATCCCAAGCTCTATGAGATAGTAAAGCCAAAGTTTGACTCCAAGGATCAGAAAGTAAAGGAAAGAATTGACAAGATGGTCAGGTACATCCTGCTGATGTACGACATAAATAGTCCACTCAGAAAGCATTATCCAGAACTTGGGAAGAGGAAAAAGTTTGCTGCCGATCTGGCCGGCTACGATCTGGAGGATGTTAGCTGTCTGTTTGATTTTAAGATCAAGGTAGAGGACGAGTACGAGCCATACAATGAACTCATAGACATGATCATGTTATATCTGCAGTACCAGAATAACTGGGTGTGGACCATGATAGTATCAAATGAGCAGGCATTCTTTGAGTACAACCGCAGGGTTATGATGCCGGTAGATGGCAGCAGGGACAAGGACATTCTGCAGGCGATCAATATCAAGACCCAGATCATGACCTCTCAGGATGAGATATACCAGAGACTTCAGAAGTATTACAATGAACTAAGCGGCGGAGATGAAGATCTTGATAACGCAATAACAATAAGAAAGAGGCTCAGGCCGGAGGAGATAGCAAATGTTCAATCCAATAGATAAGGGAACCACAGAAGATGTGCAGGGTTTGATATGTAACATCCCGCCGGCCGGGTATGTTTATAACATCATCACTGGCAGCATTGAGAAGCGTGGTGTCTATGTACGCCTGCCCCAAAAATCTGAGCAGTACTGGGAATATACAAAGCTTCCAAAGGATTACAAAAAACTAAGAGAGAAGGAAATAAAGAAGCAGTCTGAGGATAATGAATATTTTGACCCGGTGCTTGAGCAGTTCAGGCAGCAGGAATGGGACCGCCGGCTGAATGGTTTCTGGTTTAAGAACAATGGCGTTGACACATACATAACCGGTCTTCATTACTTCTACCTAAATTACTGGCACCTTGATACTGGCCTGCCAAAATACAGGGACACGGACAGGAGATATTTCTATTTCCTTCAGTATTGTATAGATGATCCCGAGTGTTTTGGAATGGTTGAGATAACCAAAAGGAGGCAAGGGAAATGCTTTGCAAAAGATACCCCGATCAGGATGTACGATGGATCTATAAAGATGGTTCAAGATATTGTAGACGGGGAGTTTGTTATGGGTGATGATTCCACACCTAGACTGGTTTATGGTTCTACATCTGGGTCTGAAAGGATGTATAAAATTATCCCAAGAAAGGGCGATCCATTTTCTTGTAACGAATCTCATATACTAACCCTCATATGGAATGGGGCTGCTAAACATTCTATCTATGGATGGGAGAAAGACTCAACTGTTAATATTTCTGTAAAAGACTATCTTCTTCTTAAGCAGTGGGAGAAGGATCACCTTGTCATGTATAGGACTGGATGGGGTAAAAATTTTGAAGAGGTTTCCCATTCAATCCCTCCTTATATCATGGGCGTTTATCTTGGAGATGGATGCAAAACTTTTGGGAACATAACTGGTGTTGACCCGGAAGTTAGGGATGAGATAGAAAGGTATGCGGAATCAATTAATTATTCTGTGGTTGATCGGGATGAAGTCACATACGCTATAGTAAAAAAAGAGCAGAAGGGTGTTAATATATACCGCCAAGGGTTGAGGGATTGCAATGTGATAAACAATAAGCACATCCCATCCGAGTATCTAATAGACAGCGAAAAGAATAGGCTGGACTTGTTGGCAGGCTTGATAGATACGGATGGTCACCTATCAATAATAAGGGGATTCCAAACATGCTATGAGATTACCCAGAAAAGAAAAGAACTTGCTGATGGCATTGTTGAACTGTCAAGAAGTTTAGGCTTTTACACCAGCATTATCAAAAAGGTGGCGAGCATGAAAAGGGCTGACGGGTCTGTTTATAGGTGTGATGTTTATAGGGTTTCCATTTATGGAAACATACACAGGATACCGTGCAGAATAGATAGAAAAAAAGCATTAAATGTTAAGCACAGGGTAAACTCCATGAGGTTTGGTTTTAAGATTGAAGATGTTGGGATTGGGGAGTACTATGGTTTTGCCGTTGATGACAACCATCTATTCCTACTGGCGGATGGAACTGTGGTTCATAATACCTATCGTGGAGGTGTGTTCCTTTATGAATATACTTCCCGGGCTAATAATTCCAGATCGGGGGTACAATCAAAGACCGGATCGGATGCAAAAGAAGTATTCCGTAAGGCAATCATTCAACCATTCAAGAAACTCCCAGATTTCTTCATACCGGTATATGACCAGTCAAAGGGTCTGACACCAACATCTGAGCTTAGGTTCTACCGAACAACGGTGAAAGGTAAAAAGGCGGAGTCAATAAAAGATGACGAAGAGCTTGAGTCAATGATAGACTGGAAGACATCCGAGGCGATATCATATGACGGTCAGAAGCTTCAGAGGTACTTAGGAGATGAGGTGGGGAAGACTGCAGACATAAATGTTTGGGACAGGTACCTTGTTACCAGATACTGCCACCTAGATGACGAGGGAAGGATCATAGGCAAGTCGCTCCTTACTACAACGGTCGAAGATATGGAACAGGGCGGTCAGGCGTTTAAGACCATATGGGACAAGTCGGACCACACAAACAAGACCGGCAAGAGAACTCCCAGTGGCCTGTACAGGTACTTCTGTTCGGCAGACCAGACAAGGTACTACGACAAGTATGGTATAGCAAACAGGGAGATGGCACTGAACGAGATACTTGAGGAGAGGAAACTTCTTGCAAATGACCCAAGATCTCTCAGCTCGGTCATCAGAAAGGAACCATTAAGCTGGGAAGAGGCGTTCAGGATAGACGGCAACAAGTGTCTTTATGACGCCATGAAGCTGAACGAAAGGTTAGATAGGCTCAGTTGGAAGGATAATATAACAACAAGAGGTAACTTTGTGTGGGAAGGTGGACAAAAGGATAGTCGTGTCATCTGGGAGCCGTCAAGGAATGGCAAGTGGGAAGTGGTAAAACTATTCGATGATGAGATGGATAGCAACAAGGTATTGAAGAGGGGCGAACTTTTCTATCCCAACAACAATACCAAGTTTGTGATCGGAGTAGACCCGATAGACCACAACACCACAGAAGATGGGAGGAGGTCGAACGGTGCCGGGATAGTTCTACAGAAGTATTCTGCCGCCTCGGGGGACAAGTACAACTACGCATTTGTTGCGAAGTATGTTCACCGGCCAGACAGCGTGGTCATCTTCTATGAGGACATGCTGAAGATGGCGGTATACTATGGTTGTAGTTTGCTGTTCGAGAACAACAAGATAGGTATGTTGAACTATTTCAACGACCGAAACTATGGGAACTTCCTGACTTGGCTACCGGAAAGAAACCAGCCGGGTATTGCTGCAAGTCCAAAGACGCACCAGCAGATAGCTGAACTGACCGAGGATTACATAAACAACTACATAGAGGTTGTGTATTTCAAGGATCTGATTCAGGACTGGCTGGACTTTGACATATCAAACACGACTAAGTTTGACATAGCCATGGCCGCAGGTTACGCACTGATAGCCGACCAAGTGAAGGTTTCTAAGCGTGATATGGGAGAGATAAAAGAAGCAACGGATTATTTCAAACTCTATAAAATATAAATTCCGAGATGGGATTAATACACGACTTCCCCAGCCACCTGCTGGATCCAAGGGAAAAGAACAGGGAGTGGATCATGCAATTTGCAAAGGCTGCTTGGTCATCCTTTGAGAACGACACTCCTAGGGAAATATTCTACCATTCAAGATTCCGGTACGAGGTCAACAAGCAGTATGCCATGGGAAACCAGAGCATAAACAAGTACAGGCCTCTCATGGGTATTGACGAGCAGACAAAGGAGAGCTGGCTGAATATAGACTGGTCGGTGATACCGATCGTGCCAAAGTTCAGGAGGATTGCCCTTGGAAAGCTGGCGAAGGTTGACTACAATATTGTAGCCACTCCGATAGATGCCATGGCCAACGATGACACCGAAAACTATTTTGCCGAGGCAAAGGCCAAGATACTTCTTAGGGAGGAGGCGAAAAAAATCAATCCGGAACTTCTTGACTCGCCGGTTCTTCAAATGGGTCCTCAGGAAGCAAGGGATCTGGAAGAGCTTGAGATGCAGATGAAGTACACCTTCAAGCATCACATGGCGATAGAAGCCGAGCAGGGTATAAAGCTTGTGCTTGAGCAGAACCAGATCGAGAAGATGAGGGAGAAGATCCGTGAGGATCTGTTTGACTTTGGGGTCGCCGGCTATAAGGAGTCAATAGACTCGAACGGTGCCATAAAGATCAGGACCGTAAACCCTAGGAATATAATCATAAACCACTGTAAGACAAATGATTTCAGAGACGCTGCCTATATTGGTGAGGTTGTAGAGATAACCATCGCCGATCTGAAGCAGGCTGCCGGCAATCAGTTCTCTGAAGAGGAGTATGAGCAGATAGCAAAGAACGTAATAGGAAAGTTTGGCAACCCAAGGGAATGGCCGTCATCTCTTTCTGTATACAACAAAGGCTATGACAAATTCAGACTTCGTGTACTCGACTTGGAATTCTTCTCCGTTAATCAGCTGGTATATGAGCAGCGTGTGGACAGGAGGGGAAATCTTATATATGCCCGAGCAAAATTTGATGATCGCAATAAGAGAAAGGAAAAATTCGATCGGGTGGCCTACAAGGTGGTATACAAGTGCAAGTGGATAATTGACACTCCATACATGTATGACTACGGTCTTTGCACAGACATGAAGCGTGCAAAGTCCAGCCTGATGGATACAGAGATGAGCTACCACCTGTATGCCCCTGAGTTCTGGGACATGAGGGCATATGGTATGATGGAGCAACTGATCCCCATTGCAGACGCCATTCAGATAGCATGGTACCGCCTTCAGAACGTAATCAACCAGTCGAGGCCGAAGGGTATCATGATTGAGATGGGCGCACTGGAGGACATCCCGCTCGGTTCGGGGGGAACAAAGATGACTCCGCTAAAAGTCCTTGACCTGTACAACAAGACCGGTACACTTGTGTATCGCAAGCTTGACTCTCAGGGAAGGGCGTCTAACATCAAGCCAATAGAAGAACTTGAGAACGGTCTTGGAAGGGATGCTCTAAGCTACTGGCAGCTTATACAGAATCACATACAGATGCTCAGGGATATAACCGGCATGAACGAGATGACTGACGGATCCACACCGGATCCAAGGACTCTCACAACGGTTGCAAAGCTTGCATCTGAGGGTACCAACAACTCTCTCTCCGGGATCATAAGCGGAGAGAAGAAGCTGCTCGAGTCGGTGTCAAACGCCATCATTATAAGGCTTCAGGATGTTGTATCTACCGGGAAGGTGGAGGGCTATGCGAGGTCGCTCGGGGGTAACACCATGAGATTCTTCCAAGTATCCCCCAACCTGTCACTGCATGAGTTTGGAATCTTCTTGGAGGACAAACCAACAGATGAGCAGAGGATGCTCCTGATGCAGCAGGTACAGGGCTCTCAGGCAAACGGATTGCTTGATATCGAAGATGGGATTATCATACAGAACACCGACAACTTAAAGGTGGCACAGCAGTTGCTGGCGTACAAAATAAAGAAGCGCAGGGAGGAGGAAGAGGAGAAGGCAATGCGTATGCAGCAGATGAACTCTCAGGTTCAGCAGGAGTCAGCCATGGCTTCAGAGCAGGCCAAGCAGCAGACCATGCAGGTGGAGGGTCAGGTGAAGTCACAACTCATTCAGGTTGAGAAAGAACTGGAGGCAAAGCTTCTCGAGATGAAGTACCAGTTCGAATTGCAGCTTGAAGAGATGAGGCAGACAGGTAAGGTCACCACCAAGGAGGTTGAGAACAAGGGTAAAAAGAGCGTGGCAAAATTGAACAAGGGTATTTTTGAGGAAGATGAGCCCTCGTTGCCTGCGGAACAGCCACCCATGACCCCCCCGGAACCCATGACCGAAGAGCCACTTGGTCCTGAATCTCAGGTTATGTAAAAACTCTTAACAAACTTTGTAACAAAATAACCAATCTATGGCAGAATTTGATTTTTCAACGGCGAGTCTGGATGACTTCAAAGTTGCTGGAGAAGCACAACCGGTTGCACAAACAGAGGCACCAGTAGAAACACCAGTAAAAGCACCAGCAGAGGCACCAACAGAAGCACCTCAAGAGGTGAAACAAGTTGAGAAACCGGCAGACGTTGAGAAGACATATAATTTTAAAGACGACTTCATAAAGGGAGCCGTCGAGTTCTATGAAAAGACAGGTGATCTGACACCATATCTGCAGGCTAAAACTGTCGACTTCACCAAGATGTCTGACGAGGAGATCATGAGAAGAGATCTCCGTGAGCAGTACAGTGAGCTGAGTGATAGTGCCTTCGAAAGGCTCTACAAGCAGCAGGTGATTGACAGGTTCAAGATCGACGCCGATGAATGGGGTGAGGACGATTCAAGCTTGGGCAAAGAACTGCTCAGGACTGAGGCGAACAAACTCCGATCCAAGTATTTGGACTGGCAAAAGAACTTTTCGGCCCCGGAACCGGAAACTTCAAATGATCAGGAACAGGCCATTGAACTTATGAAAAAGTTCGAAGAGGGTGTTCGTAGTAATTCTCTCACCAAGAATCTTCTGGAAAGCAAGAAGCTTTCTATCAAGACTGCTGACGGAGAGTTCAACTACGAGATACCTCAGGCGGATACGCTGTTGGACATGACTCTTGATAACGATCGATTCTTTGGTCAGTTTGCTGACGAAAATGGGGAACTGAATTATGAGCGTTGGTATAAGACCGCAGCTTATTCTCAGAACCCGGAGCTGTTTGAGCGTTCACTCATCAACTACGGAAAAACCCTAGGACGTCAGGAGATTACAAAGGAGATCAAAAACCCTAGTAATACCTCCTCTGGTGATGTGCCTACAGAAACATCTGGCGATTTTAGGTCAGGTCTTCTTCAGGCGTTTGCATCGAGGGGAATTCAGAAATAATTAAAAACCTAACACAATGCCCGGAACACTTGGTCAACTTAATAAGACCTACGTTTCCTCTATCGACTTTCTCGATCAGAGGGAAATCCTGAACAAGGTACTCGATATCACAAACGAGGAATCCTCTTTCATTGACATCATGGAACTCACCGGTCGTAGCACCGTTACTTCTGTTCCTGAGTACCATCACTTCGTAAACGAAGAGCTGTATGTTCTCGCTACCGTTACTGCTGTAACTGGTTCTGGAACTACTGCTGTAACTGCAACGATCGACGCCACCGCCTACGCTTATGTAACGCCGGGCGAACTGGTTCTCTTCACCAACGGTAAGGTTGGTCTGGTTAAGAGCAAGGCTTCAACGACTAACATTGTCGTTCACAGCGTTGACGGAACTAACCTGACTGTAACTGCCGCTGACAAGATCTCCTTCTTCTCTAACGCAAACGGCGAAGGTTCTCTTTCTCCGGCCGCTAAGAGGTGGGGTGTGACGAAGTACTCCAACCAAGTCCAGATCTTCAAAGGTAAGTTCGAGATCACTGACGTGCAGAAGGCCTCCAAGGTGGAAGTTGAATTCCAAGGCAAGCCTTTCTACATGTACAAGGGCCAGCACGAATCTCTTCTGAAGTTCCGCTCTGACATCTCTGCTGCCATGTTCTTCGGCAAGAAGAGCACCACGAAGTTTGCTGACGCATCTCCGGTTCTGGTTGACGCTGAAAGCAAGCCCGTACAGACCACCATGGGTCTTGACCAGTATGTTACCACTCTGGGTAGCGACCTGAGTCTGTTGACTTCTGGTACTGTAGCTCTGGCTGACATCAAGGCTCTGACTCAGCTGCTGAATAAGAACCGTGCTCCTCAAGAGTACTTCCTGTTCGTAGGTACTGCTCAGAACATCCTGTGGGATGACCTGTTCAATAACCTCGGTAACAGTGCTCTGCTCTCTCAGGGTGCAAGGTTCCAAATCTCCGGCAAGCAGATCGAGCTCGGAATCGACACCATCAAAATCTATGGCCGCACCTACTACAAGAAGTACCTGCCGATTCTTGACCACAAGAACATCGTCAACTTCACCGGTGGTTACAACGCCAAAGATGCTGCATACGGTGTTCCTGCAACGAAGATCAAGACCGTTGACGGTCAGATGGTCGACATGATGCAGGTTCGCTACCTTGCAGAAGGTGGAACCGATTTCAAATATCGTGAGATCCTTCTCGGCGGTCTGGCTCCTGTGCCTACCAACGAGCGTTCTGTCCTTGAGATTCACTACGAATCAATTCAGGGTCTGGAACTTCTCGGTGCCCAGTGGAGTTTCAAATTGAAATAAATTGTAATATGTTCTTACGGGGGGGTGCAATAACGCTCCCCCCTTTTTTAAAACCCAAATAAGATGAGAAAAACAGAAAGGTTTAACAACCTATCCAAAGAGATTGTAGAAAAAACAAAGTTGAAGATTGGAGAGCAGGTGGTATACAGGCTGACCGATCTTCCAAACCACCCGATGGATCCCGGCAAGAAGGCATACCCTGCCGTCCGTCAGGTGCCGCCCATGGATCAGATCTATGACCAGAAGGCGGAGGAGTATGTGGACATCGCTGCCGTGAAGTCTGTTGACTCTGAAGGCAACCACACGTTCCATGATCTTTATTTTACCATCCAGTCCGCCGGAACAATAACATGCATCGGTGGTCGTGGTGCCGATCAGGAGATACACGCTTATCTTTCCCTCTGCAATCACAACGGGTCAAACCCTGACAGGGACACAACAAAGGAGCTGATCTTTGAGATGGTCGATGAGTCCAAGAAGTCAGAGGTTGAGAGGAAGACTAGGAACCTGAAGAGGGAGGCATTGAATGCAGCCGCAGACCTGAGCACTGAAGATGTAAGAAACTACACTGCAGCACTTGGTCAGGACGACACTCAGAAGATCGACATCCTGAGAAACAATTTGGAAACAATGGCGGACAATGCGCCTGCAGAGTTCTTGGAACTCATCAACAACAAGCAGGCAGTCATGAAGGCCACAATTAATAGGGCTCTGAATAAGGGTGTTATCCTGTTCGACTCTGAGCAGTCTAGGTTCAGCTGGCCCGGTGGTGAGGTTATCCTTACCGTATCAAGAACAACCGGAGGTGACAATGTAGAAGAGCTGCTGGCGTATTGCGTTAGCAGTGCCAAAGGAGAAAAGGTATATCAGACTATTCAGTCTAAGTCTAAAAAATAGTCTCTCTTAGTTTGGTTGTTTGAACTCCCCTGCCTTTCTAGGCGGGGGATTTGTTTATCTGTCATAAATATTGACTAAATTTGTGACATGCCATCGATCGGTAATGTGTCTTTTAACGTCCGGTTCGACTTGACCGGTGCGCCAAAGATGATTCTGACAGACACTACTGTCGGAGCACCTTCTGGCATGATCGGCGTTTTCACGATTACTCAGCCAGATGGATATGTCAGGTCAAGTAGTTTGGATACTCCGGACATAACTTCACCGGGTGGTACGTTTCAATTCAATCTAAGCCCGGACAGTATAGGTGGACCACAGTGCGGGAACTATGTCATAAAGTTTACGGTCACCGCATCTGGATATTTTGCCACAGAGTTTACCAGAACGTTTGCGTTCCAGTACAGTCCTGTGTCATTAAGCCTTGTCAAGAACTTTGACATCTTCACTCCTGTACTTTCATACAGTGATGGAACAAACTATCAAGTATCTGGATACAACAACACCACTCCCATAAGGGCTTGGGTTGGCTCTAGTATTCCTACCGGTAATCTTTCCAGTTCGGGGGTATCACTGAACTTGGAATTCAACGAGAACTACTACGATGCTCTTTATACGATAAGCCTCACCTCAACGCTGACATACACAAGCCAGACGAACTCTTGGCTTACGGTTCTGGAATCCTTGTCGAAAACCGAGACTGCAGATGCATGTACCCCGAAGCCGATAGGTGATCTTGTCCAGCAGCTTGAGACATTTCGCAACCTGTACATTGAATGCAATGGGGACTTCCCTGAGTTTGAGAAAGCTCAGACCCTGTTCACGCATTTGGTAGACATGCTCCGCCTTCTTCTTGTTGGTGGGATAGGTCAGCAGGGAGTTTTAGATGTATATGAAGATTTACTATTTGTTCTTAATTCAGGCCAGACTATACCTTGTGTTCACACAAATGCTGCAATACCGCCCTATGATTTTACACAGTATGAGATTGATCCTTTTACTGGCGAGATATCTTACTGCACAACGCTAGGGAATGGTTCGCTGTTATCGTTTGTTGTAACCCACAACCTCAATGATGTGTGCGTGGTTGTTCAGGTGTACGAGGTTTCTTCTGGAATACAGGTTCTGGCAGAGGTGGCGGTATTGACTGCCAACACTGTTCAGGTGAGTTTCGCATCAGCACCATCCAATGGGCAGTACCGTGTTGTTGTTCTGTCTGGGAAGAAGGCCATAAAGGGTGACACCGGTGCCACCGGACCTGCCGGTGCTCAGGGTCTGCCGGGTAAGACGATTGTCTCTGACACTCCGCCGGCCAACCCGTACATAGGTCTTCAGTGGTACAACAGTATTACAGGTACTTCGTATATTTACTACGATAACTTTTGGGTACAAGATGCAAACTCTGGACTTATTCAAACTATTGACGGCATCACTTTTGATGGTGGTGTGCCTAATAGTGTTTATCTACAAATACAAAAAATCGACGCAGGAAATGCCTAACATAATTCAACTACGCCGTGGGACATCTACGGAGTGGGCTACAGCAAATCCGGTACTGGCCGATGGAGAGATCGGCATAGACAAAACCACAGGGAGTATAAAGATAGGTAACGGAACCAGCACTTGGTCCCAGCTGTCATTCTTCTCTGCCGGTGGTGTATCGGACGGAGACAAGGGTGACATATCTGTCTCTGGTGGCGGGGTCGTGTGGACCATCGACCCGGCAAGTGTTACCTATGCCAAGATGCAGAATGTCACGAACAGCAGGCTCCTTGGTCGCAGTGCGGCCGGAGCGGGTTCTCCTCAGGAGATAACCATAGGTTCTGGACTTTCTCTTTCTGGAGGCGTTCTGTCATCTACGTCTAGTGGCGTAACAGATGGCGACAAGGGGGACATAAGTGTTTCAGGAGGCGGCGCCTCTTGGTCTATCGATCCGGGTGCTGTCACATATGCTAAGATGCAGAACATGACAGACGCAAGGGTCTTGGGTCGTTCAGCCGGAAGCTCCGGATCCCCTCAGGAACTTACGATAGGTGCTGGTCTTTCATTAACCGGTGGTGTGTTGTCTGCTACAGGAGCTGCTACCGGTGCAACATTAGGTGGAACTTTATTCTCATAAAATATGGCAATCAATACATCTCAAACATTAGGGGTCGCATTTGACAGCTCCGGTCTTTATCGTCAGGTTAGTTCCGGAACTGCAGCTGATGACGTATTTGTCTTTGCAAGCGGCACTGACAAGTGGAGGATTGCGGACGACAAGGGACCATACCTTGCCCGGCTCGGGGGTGTACTCCCGGGCTCGGACATGACCTATAGGCTGAACACAATATTTTTAAACTCTGGAGTTTCAGAGGTTGTGATAGATAATGGAAACATTACCATATCTGGAACACTTAACTGTCAGGGGAAGAAGCTTACGTTCAGATCTAATGGAGCATTCATCGGGTCTGGAACTGTCAATGGCTGTGTTATAGATGCTGAGTTCAACAGGCAGATATTCTCAACATCAATGACAATAAACCCTGTAGGAGTTTCAAATAGATATTTCAGTGTTAAGTGGTTTGGGGCAAAGGGCGATAATGGTAATAGTGGAACTACCGATGAAGTTCCTATTCAGAAAACGATAGACACGCTGATAAGAAATTATCAAAAGCTTCACAATGTATATTTCCCTGAAGGTATATATGTAATAGCAAAACCAATTATAGCACATAACTGGAATGGGACATTTTATCAAACGTATACTGTAAACTTAATAGGAGAAACATCTTTCTATGAGGCAGCGGGTCCGTATGGCGGGTCAACTATAAGGGCTACGTTTACTAATTCTTTTGCTCTTGGCATACAAAGGGGTAAGGGGTGTAGGATAATGAATCTTAAAATTGAGGGGGCATACGCACCTCCAGACCTTTCAAATGATGTATTTTTTTCAACTTCTTGGGAAAATTACAGTGATAGTGGATGCCGCAACCAGCCATTCAGCCCGTATGCGGGTATTGTGATAGATCCTTTTTCTCACAGCAGTACAACCATACCATCAGATGGTGGTTATCAGGGAACTGACGCATATGGCGTAAGCCTTTCAACATATTATCGTGGGAATGATGATATAGATCCATCCACTGGTGATCTTATAATTGTAATTGATCCCGATAATGGATCGACCGGTATCGTGGTTGATGAGTGTGTAATAACAAATTTTATTATAGGGATCATAACCTCACCGAACGGAACAACCAAAAACGCAGAGCTTCTTGAGTTCAACAGGATACAGTTTGCAAATGTGAAGGGTTGTATCGCCGGGTGTCAGGATCAGGAGAAGATGAACCGTGCGTCCTTCCTCAGCTGCTGGGGAGACACTCACACGATACTTGTGTTCAATAAGTACGGCGCATCTTCTTACCCTTCCGTAAGTCAGGTTGGCCACTGGGTGATAGAGAATGTTAACATTGCTGGTAAAAATCATACCCTCTGTTCTCGATCTGAGACCGGGTACTTCCCGATGAAGATCTCTAGCGTGTACGCAGAGTCCCTTGGAAGGATTGGGGATATTAACTTTACCATGGGTAGCTCTATCTCTGACAGTGTATTTGATTTCGTATATCCCGCAGGTGGAACATATGCTTCAGCTTCTTATGATATACTGGCAACAGGTGTTTGTGGTTTCAAAAACTGCTTATTTAGATATTACACCGGAGATGGAATATACCATCCGATAGTATTCAACGGAAGATTTGCATTTGACAAGTGTAGGTTTACTGTTCCCCCCATTCAGATTGACGGATTCGAAGTGTCACAAACTGGATACCGTGGGAACACGATGCTTGACAACTGCTATGTTGGATCTGGTCTGATAAACCTTGGAGCACTAAACCCTCAGAGTGTACTTCCTGAAAATGGCTGGTACTTCTACGCTGACGGTAAGAACATTATTCGGCAGGAAGGGAATCTTGTAAGTGGTATAGAAATATCTCACAGTCCAAGGAGCTCCATAAACCAAGCTTATTTCCTGCAGGATCTTAGGGTGAATGGCGGGTCTGCAGTTTCTATTGCGGTTTCTACAGATGGAAACCGTGAGGTTACAATCACTGCACCTTCCTCTAGCCTTGCATGGCTCAGGTCTACACCTCCTTCAGTGGTTGCGTTCTATAACACCAACCTTACGATTGCCGGTGTTGGTATTGTGACGAACATTGGTGCAAGCACCTTCAAGGTTTCTTACATAACCGGTTCAATGCCTGACGGAAACTACAGGGTATATGTGTATAGAACACTTCAGTTCCTCTCTTTCTTGGGTGATGTTACAGCGGGTAGTAATGTAATCAGCAATGTAAGGATAGACATCGGACGTCCTGACTATTTCGCCGGCAAGGACAATATCTTCATCCAGAATGTGGGCAACGTCACATCTCCGGACGGAATAGAGGCATTCTCGATAGACTCTTGGAACAATACCACCAAGCAGTTTACTTGCAGTACAAACTTTGACACTACCGCTACCGGAGTTTACTTCAGTAACAACGGATACATAAAGAATATCTCCTCCATCTCTTCAAGCTACAACATCCTTAACTTGGGATATCTGCTTGTTCAGAAAGGTGGAAGGATAACCATGAGCGAGAATGGGGAAACAAAGGCTTACATCGTCACCAAGTCAGGATACATAGACGCCGCTTCACAGACTGACACACGTCAGGCTGAGTGGGCTGAGGATCCTGCATTCCTTAACGGCGTGATATCAAAGTCTGCCAACTACACTCTGGTACCGTTTGATGACACCGTAGAGGTTGACAGCACTTCCGGTAACGTGACCATCAACCTACCGACTGCTGCCAAGATAAAGGGCAAGGAGTACACCATCAAGAAGGTGGTGGCTGCAAACTCAGTTATCGTTGACGGTTCGGGGGCAGAGACAATCGACGGAGCAGCTACCTATACCATGACAGCTCAGTGGAAGTATGTTCGTGTAAGGTCTAACGGAACTAATTGGATAATAGTAGCAAATAACTGATATGGCTATAAACTTCCCAGACAATCCATCTATTGGCCAGCAGGCGACTTTCAATAACAACACTTGGGAGTGGAACGGTTCTGTCTGGAATATTGTACCTGCAGCAGCTGTTACCATACAGATAGGTGATGTTGTATCTGGGGCGGTTCCTTCCATCACAAACGTGGGTACCATCAATGAGGCGGTACTGAACTTTGTTTTACCGAAAGGAGACAAGGGTGACCCGGGAGCTTTCCCTTCCGGAGGATCTGTCAGGCAGTTTATAGTCAAGAAGTCTACTACAGACTTTGATATTGAGTGGTCATTCCTTCAGGCTGCTGATATGCCTACGGGTATTGATGCTGCGAAGATAGGCACAGGGGTCGTGTCTAATACAGAGTTCGGATACCTTGACGGGGTCACATCTGCCATACAAACCCAACTGAACGGCAAACAGGCAACGCTGACGAATCCTGTAACAGGGACGGGGACAAGTGGACAAGTAACGTATTTCAGCGGAACGTCAGCGGTAACGGGAAGCAATAATCTTTTTTGGGATAACACAAATACAAGGTTTGGAATTGGCACAAATGCGCCATCTTATACATTAGATGTTAGGGGTGTCATTCGTTCAAACAATAGAATTACAGCAGTCGGTGAGTATAGATTGAACGATGCTACATTTATGCGCGTGGCAAAAAATGATGATAGTGGCGCAATTAGTGGCGGTTATAATTTAGACGTGTCAGCCGCTGGTGTTGTATCCCATGCGGAAACAGGCACAATAGCGGGATACAAATATGACAATCAAGGTGTATTAAGATTTTACACAGGAGCAAGTCAAACGGCAGGTACAACAGCAACCGCAAGAGTTGTTATCAACGCAAGCGGCAACGTTTCCATCGGGAATACCAATAATACATATAACCTTGATGTCAGTGGCACCCTTCGCAATACAACAGATGCGTATTTTGCAACGAGTTCGGGAGGGGTCAATGTTGGTTCAGTAGGAACATTTGCACATGTAACATCAAATGGGGTTCAGTATTTTCAATTAAAGAATTTTACGTTACTAAGCGACAACAGTGCTAATACATATTTAATCCAAAATGGCTTTATTAATACAAGCGGTAATTATAGATATGCCGTAAATGCTGCTCTTGGATCGTTGGTGTTTATATCTGGGACATTAAATTATGTAACTGCTCCAAGCGGAACTGCCGGTGTTAATGCCAATACAACTTCAAGATTTTATGTTAGTAATACTGGAGAGGTTGGTATTGGTACGACAAGTCCGGCAGCGACATTGGATGTTCGCGGAAATGCCGAGGTAACAAATAGTAGTGCAAATGCGTATTTTAAACTTACATCATCCGCTATCAATTCACCTTATATATCATATGTGCGAGGAGCATCTCAGACATGGTGGGTTGGATCTGGCATTGACGCATCAAATAATTTTTCGTGGTATGATTTGACTGGTAGTTCATATAGAATGTTGCTGACAACCTCTGGAAATCTTGGTATCGGCACTATATCACCATCCTATAAGTTAGATGTCAATGGCACGTTCAATGTTCGCAGCAACTATGCATATTTCGGAGGAGATGCTAACACGGCAGTATATCTTGGCTCATTTAGTACCGAGGGGCGTATAGGTGTCGGAGGTCGTTCATCTTTTCCAACCGCTGCCCTAACATTCTACACGGCTGACGGCACAAACAACTTTGAGCGGATGCGGATAACATCTGCCGGAGATGTGGGGATTGGTACGATAAGTCCAACTGCACCATTGCACATTATTAAAACAGGAGGCAGTGTTAATAGTATAAACATTGGGTTGATTGTAGATTTTGAAGCAACAGCAGCAGAGCAGGTCGGAGCTGGCACTGCAATATTATTTCGGGGAAAATCTGGAGGAGGCAATCTACCCAATTATGATCAAGCGCAAATTGCTACAAATAACAACGGTACAAATAATTCACACGGTTTAAGTTTTTTTGTTAAACCAAATGCTGGGTCATCCTTAACCGAAGCAATTAGGATATTAAGCAATTCTTCTGTTGGCATTGGCACTACATCCCCCGCCTACAACTTAGACATTAGCGGCAACCTACGCAACACCACATCAGCCTATTTCGCTACGAGTTCAGGTAATGTTTCCATAGGCTCTACAAGTGCTAATGGAAAATTATTTGTTGTAGATGATGTTAATAGTGATGTAAACATAATTTTCCAAAATAATAACGCAGGTACATCTGCAAGAGTTAGGCTTGGTTTTGCAAGTGCGGCAGGTACTTGGTATTTAAGCCATGCAAGAACCGGAGGAAGTTTTTCGATATTCAACGAAACATCAGAGTTTGTTACAATCACAAGAACAAGTGGGTATTTTGGTATTAATAATACCAACCCTACCGCCAAACTTGATGTGGTAAGTGACATAACCACAATGGCAAGTTTCTCTGGACCAACCGGCACAGATGTTGTCAGATTCGCAAACACAGGCGGTAATGCTAATTCCCAAGCGGTACAGATGGAATTCCGATTTAATTCCACTGCTGCTGCCTTATACAACGGTGCGCTTATTTATGCTCTAAAAGATGCTGGAGTTAATACGACAAGTCTTCAGTTCCACACCACCCCGGCAGGAAGCACTACCCCTGTTGAAAGGATGAGGATTGATGGGTCTGGCAATGTCGGTATCGGCATCACGTCACCCATATCCGAAGTTCATGTACAACAGGGTTTAGTAACATTAAGTACAGCGAATTTAGCAAACGGAACAGTTACTGCAATGCAGCTTACTTATCCGGATTTAACAATTTCTGGTGGCGAAGGCATTGCTATTGCGCTCGGAATGAATGGTAGGGGTAGGTCATATATTGCTAACCTTCATTCTACTACAAATAAAGATGCAACAGATCTTCTTTTTTATACAACAACTGGTGCTGTTATTAATGAAAGACTAAGAATCACATCTCTTGGAGATGTAGGCATCGGAACATCATCACCCAGTTACAAACTTGATGTAATTGGTCAAATTAATGGATTAGCGTCTTTCAGTACTTATGCAAATGATGGATTGTTTTCAGCAAATGCACGCCCAAGTAGAATTGGAATTTTAAATAACTCATTTGGCGCAACTAATGCAATTTTATTTGGATACGCGTCAATAGGCGATGGTAGTTATTGGGGCCGAATTGGATTGGTAAACGGTTCAGAAAAGGTATCCTTTGGTGCAGCTGCGGCAAGTACTTTCACAATTAACACAGGAACATCAAATACTGAACGTCTGCGCATTACGGATACCGGTGATGCTGGTTTTGGAACATCATCTCCATCCTACAAGGTGGATATTGCAGGCACCCTTCGTAACACCACATCAGCATACTTTGCAACGAGTAGTGGAGGGGTATCAATCGGCTCAACAATTGTTTACAACAATTACCTTAGAGTTTATGGAGGTGCAAGTACGCCCGTAATCGCATTACAAAATGACGCAAGTGGTTCATTGACAACAAATGGTTTTCAGTTAAGCTATAGCGCAAACATCGCTTATTTATGGAATTACCAAAATCAAGCGATGTTATTTGGAACAAACGCAACCGAACGGATGCGAATTACGGCAGATGGAAAAGTTTCGATTGGCCCAAATGTTCCAAGTTATGACTTAACAGTTAACGGAAGTGGAGATAAAGCTTTTGGTATATTACCGACATCCGGTGGTGCATCCGTAATTCTTGGGTCAACTATTGGATACGACAGGATTATTATAGGTTCGGGAACACAAGCCATGATGATAGGCGGTTGGCCTCATGGTGGTATCATGCAATTTCACACAACATCTGGAGGTGTCACATCAGAAAGAATGCGTATCAACGCAGGTGGTAACGTTTCAATAGGTAACACCAACAACACCTACAACCTCGACATCTCCGGCACCCTCCGCAATACAACTGATGCATACTTTGCAACGAGTTCGGGGGGTGTGGTTATAGGTTCTACAAGTATTAATACTGCATACAAATTCGATGTAAGAGGTAATGCAAGAATTACCGATAATGGCACGGTTCAGGCAATATTCAAAACGGATGGAACAGAAAGATTATTAAATCTATATAACCCAAACGATAATTTTCAATTTAGGCTGGGGTATAGTAGTTCATTTTATTACGACATGGGTCGTAGTAGTTCCACAGGATTCCTTCATTTCTACGGCAATCAAGCAAACTTCGGCGGTTATGTTTTTGATAGCGTTGACGGT